TCAGGGGGAAGCTGGGTGTAGGCTCGATCTGTGAACGCCGTAGATCTGCTGCGTAGCGATCAGCCGAATCCCCCAGTTATGAAGCGCCCATGGCTTCAGATAGTTGACGAAGCCGTGGGAGGCGATCCGTTCGTGAAGCTTGTCGAGGTTGAGGGTCTGCGCTACCGGATCAACGAGGCCGCGCTGGTCGAGCTTGAAGAGCGAAATGCCCGCAAGATCGAGATGGGCATCCGCATGGGCTGGCTCGGAGCCCGTCCCCCTGTGCCTCGCAGCTAGCGCCGCCTGATCCCCAAGCACCGCATCTCCTCAGCACTGAACGCCGATAGCGGCAGTTCCGTCACCTGCCACCCAGCCTTGCGGTAGACCGCGGCAGCCTCACCGCTCGCAATCGGCAGACGGATCCCGCCCGGCTTTCGCCGCACCACCCAGACATGTCTTTGCTCGGAGGGCACCCAGCTACTTCCTCTCCGGCGCCGTCCCCCTTTACCGCTACTTAGAGACGATGGTGTCTGGGCTGGGTGAAGTCAAGCCATCTCGGCCGCAAGGATTGCGTCGACCGTGTTGTGGAGCAGCCGCGTCATCTCCTCGCCGTAGCCGAACCGCTCGGCGTTCTGGTCGATGCTGCGGTGGATGTCGCCGTCCGCGTGGCGACGGGTGGCCGCGATCCAGTCGCAGAGCATCTCCGTGAGCTGGATCAGGTTCATGGCGTCGATGCTGCCTTCGCCACGGAAGTGCTCTGGGTGGTGATCGTTGACGGCGTAGTGGTGCCGCAGCCCCTCGCCCATGCTCGCCAGGAACCCCTTGTACTCGTCGCTGCCGTAGGTCGAGTCGCGCAGCTTGGGCGTGAACTCGTCGAAGACTTCGACCTCTGGGGGCTCCAGCTTGGAGCGGTCGTGGCGGTGTGCCCGCCCAGTCAGGTCGGCAGCGACCCCCAGTAGGAGGCCACGCACCTGGCCGATGTGCTCGTGCGTGTCGGGGCGTGAGTCGTAGTCGCTCATGGGATCTCCTCCAGCTCGTAGATCGGTTCGGGCCACTCGATCGCCTCGTCAGCACCGCCACCCGAGACGGTCATCCACGCCTTTTCAACCCGGTCGAAGGCCGCCATCAGCAGCTCCCCCGCAGAGCACAGTCCACGCCCATGAGGGCCGCGAACGCGATGAACACGAGGACGAGGACCAGGCGGAGCACGGCGTTGACGCTGGTCGACGGATCAGCAGGGCGCTTGATGGTCCGCGGCGTGTCCGCCCACAGTGGCCTGCGCCGCTCCATCAGCAGGCACCCCGCAACGCGCAATCGACGCCCTTGCCAACACCTTCGACCGCTCCCCCTACACCTTCCCCAGCTTCTTTCACAGCACCACCCGCTGCTTCCACGGTGGAAGGCACCGTTCCGGGAGACGGGGAGGCCGGTGGATCCGGGTCCCCGGGCGCGTCGCCACTGCGGCCGGGTGAAGGTTGCGGTGACGGAGACGGCACGGTTTCAGGAGAGGGCGAGGGAGCGGGGGCAGGTCTGTCGTGACCTCCACCGCCTGAGGTGCCATCGCTTCCACCCCGCTGCTTTCCCGTCCCGACGTCTTCGCTCGAGCCCCCTTCACGAGGGCCGGGCTGAAGAGTGCCGGTCGAGCCGGTCTGGGCACCACCTCCTGATGCCGCCCGCCCCCGGCTCGCCGCCCGTTCGTTGCCTCGCACCCGTTCCTGCTCGATCCGGGCGCCGGCACAGGGTTCCGTGAAATCGACACCGAGCTCGCCGGCCAGTTCACGGATGGCACGGAGCGTGCCAGCCTTCCGCTCCACCGCGCACGCCTGCGGGTGGGTGATCGTTGCTACCGCGGCCGAGAAAGCTTCCTCGCATTGCGGCGAGTCCGACCCGTACTTCACGCAGGGAGATTCGATCTTGGTGATCTGAGTGCTGTTGCTGAAGCCGATCGCAAGCGACCACCCCGCGAAGCCGAGGGCGGCGACGACGGCAATCCCGAAGAGCCACGATGCGATCCGCCAGCGTTTGGCTGCGCGAGCGAAGTCGGGGTCGTCTTTAGCTACGTGCGCGAGCTTCTCTCGGAAGGTCATCAGTTGCTCCCGGTCAGAATGAAGGTGACCACCGCGCCGAGGATTACGATCCCCGCCGCGCCAACCAGCCCGGTCAGCCTGTTCATCGCCCCAGTGGCGATTTCGACTTTCACGTCTCGGCCCGCCTCTCGTTTTTCGATCTCGGTGACTCGGTCCTCGACCTTGCCAATCCGGGTCTCATCGGACATCACGCTCTCCGCTGCTCAAGATTTGGTCCCCCCTCGGTGGCCATTGCTCTAGGATTTCGGCGGTGATTCGAAACTGCTCAGTAGTTGTGGCTCTCCTACTAGTCGCGTTCACCCTGCTGCTGTCAACCGCTACCGCAGCGCGTGGAGAGGGAACAGCAGGTGCCAGCAACATCGGGTTGACCCGACAGGAAGCCATCAAGGATGGTGAACGGGTGGTGCGCGGACTGTGGCCGCGTGCTTGGAAGCACCACCACAAGACGCTGCATTGCAAGGAACATGGCGATCCAATCGTCTGCCCGCCCGTAATCTTCAACAAGCGTCTGAGCGCAGAGGAAATAGAACTTCTGTTCTCACTCATTCGAAGCACCCACCCCTACACCGAAATATTCGGCAGGGTCTACATACACAGCGCGCCTCCAAGCGTCGGGGGCTTCAGCTATCGAGTCGAACGATGTCGCACTGAACCCGTGTCTGAAGCTGGATGCTGGGAAGTTTGACTGACGCCCGCTAACATCTTGAACAAGTGCCCCCGCGACGTTGCAACCGCCCGGGGGCCGGCCATCGGAACCCAACTACTGAAAGGACACCGATGACTTCCTCAGCCTATAAGCACCGCGCAGCCTTCCTACGGCGCAACTACGCAAACGTCGTCGCCACCCTCGCCCTCTTCGTCGCCCTCACCGGCGTCGGCTTGGTGCAGGCGGGCGTGCTGGTCACCAGCAAGCAGATCCGCAACGGCACGATCCTCAGCCAGGACATCCACAAAGCCGGTGTGAAGTCGAGCGATATCAGCACCGGCGGGGTGCGATCAGCTGACATCCAGTCCGGGGCGGTGGAAAGCTCCGACATCGGCGCTGGGGAGGTCGAGCCCCAGGATGTCACCATGCCCGAGCCTGAACAGCTTCAGGAGGGCGACGTCGCCACCCTTGACGTTGGCGACGACTTCGCCCTCATCGACACCGTCGGCACCTACTCCAAGGAAGACCCGACCTCCACCCTGCAGGTGGACTGGACCGGGAGCGCCAGCTCCCCGTTTGGCGCCGACTGCCTCTTCCAACTCCGGGTCGACGGGAAACCGAGCTCGGCTGACGGTGGACTGATTTTCGTCGCCTCCGGCCAGCCGATCAGCGTTTCGGCGACCGCGCTCTTCGACGGCTTCGCCACCGGGTCACACACGATTGAAGTATGGGCGAAGCAGGGGCACGGTACGGGGACCACCCGCTGTGTTGTCGGACCCGCAGAGGCGGGCATCGGTCAGACCTTCGTCGTCAGTGAGCTGGTCGTCTAGCTAGACAAAGGTCAGCGAGGACCCCGTCCGTTCGAGGATGGCGCTGAGGCGGGCGGCGCCAGAATCGAGCTGGGCGGTGAGGGTCTTGGAGTCGTGTTCGTAGCTCGCCTCGATGATCCGGAAGGGGAACGGCTCGGGCCAGTCCATGAGGCTGACGAAGTCCCCGGCCCTCACCGCCCACACCGGGAGCGCGCCCATCGTCGGGTGCGAGATCGCGGGAATATGGCCAGCGCCCCTCGGCTGCAGGACCAGCGTCCCAGAGCGTTGCGGGACCTTCGCCTCGGCGAGGACGACGGAGCCGATCTGAAAGGCCAGGGTCGGGAAGGCGATCGGGAAGCTGACCTCGAGCTTTGCCCAGCGCCGGCGGCCCCTGCGGGTGTAGGGGTTGTTCGGATCGGAGTCGGAGAGCAGCGGGCTTTCGTAGTCGCAGCCCGACCCGACCGGACCGGCCGTCCTGCTCCTGCCCTCGGCGTCGGTGAAGACGACCTCCAGGCCATTGATGCGGGAGTACGCCTGCCGGCCCACCGGGGACCAGCGGGCGCCGCCGGCGATGTTCGCCTGCCAGGTGAGGCGGTCGGGGTCCCACGGGTGCCAGTAGAAGGTCTTGCGGTCCCAGACCGCCCAGTTGTTGAGGAAGTAGGCGTTGCCCCGTTCCAACGCCTCCCGCGGCGGCGCTGGAGTCGTCGGCGCGAAGTCGGGCAGGGCGAAGCTGGTGTTGGGAACGATCGAGCCGTCGCCGCGCACCGAGTAGTTCAACTCCGGTGCGCCGGTCGAGAGCAGGTGGGCGAGGACATCGTGGAAGTAGACCCCCGGCAGCTCGCCTTCGATCGGCTGCAGCGGGACACCGGTGTCGCCGTAGGCGGCCAGGCGGTCGTAGGACTGCTGGGTGCCAGCGCCGGGCAGGACTGCACCGGTGACGTAGGCGCGGAGCATCAGGTTCTTTTGCGACGATGAGAAGGTGGCGGTACGGGCGGCCCCGTCAAGCGTGAGGCTGTTGAAGGCCGCCGCCGAGCTGAAGTCCTCTTTGTCGTCGAAGAAGACCGCAGGGCTCTCGAAGTTCGACCAGCTCCCCTTGCGGGTCCCCCGATACCCGAGGGCGCCGATCGGCAGCCCTGCCGGTGCGTAGAAGATCGAATCGGTCTCCTCGCCGGCCGCCAGGTTCTCCGCTGGCGGGTCCCAAACCAGCCCGTCAGGCCCGGTCGACACCGGGATGCGGCCCTGCCGTCCCCCCACCGCAGCGATCCGTTCGCGGCGGGCGAGAAGCGCCTCCTGCCAACCCTCGAAGCCGAGCTTCACGTAGAGCGCTCGCCAGGTCTCGTCCTCGTTGAGTAGCTCCTGGTGGCCGACAGCATTGGCCCCGATGCTGAAATCGTTCCCGAGCTGGGCGGGGAACTGCTGGGTCATTCCCTCAAAGACGTTGCGCCCCAGCGGCTGGGTCCTGCCGCGGATCACTACATCGTCCACGAGGTTGAGATCGGGCCAGACCTGTCTCGGGTCTCGCGCCCAAGACCATGAGGAATCGCGGTGTCCGCCTGGGGCGGTGTTTGAGGTTCTGATCTGCTGGGCGATGTTGGCGGCATCGCTCTCCACGCCGCTGCTGCGGCTGCGGGTGCCGCCGGCGTGGCGCAGCTCGATGAAAAGGGTGTCGTCGATGGGCTCGGCCAGCACCCGAGTTGCCGTCGCAGCCGGCGTAACCACTTCGAGGTCCGCGCTGGCGATCTGGCCGAGCTCGTTTTCGGCGACGAGGCGGACGTGGTAGGCGCTGTCGGGGCGCAGCCCGGAGAGGGCACGGTCGACCGATTCAGCGAGTCCTAGCGGTCCGAGGCTGACGGGTACGGTTTTCTTGCCGTAACCGGTCGTCTCCCCGTACTCAAACCAGTAGGTCGCCGGCAGGCCGCCGGGGTCGACGATGCCGACGAGGTCCACCCGGCTCGGCCGCACCGCTTCGATGGCTACCTCGATCTGAAGCGGGTTGCCGTAGTAGCTCGAAGCGATCCCGGCTTTGAACGCGGCCTGCGCCGCGGGCGAGGACTCGATCGGCCAGTCGACCCGCCCGACGCCGTGGTCGATGTTCCAGTTGAACCAGACCATGCCCCGGATCTGGGGCATCTCCTCCTGCACGGCTTCGCCGAGGAGGTTGCGGGTCCAGACCGCCTTGCTGCCCCCGTACTCCGAGGCGGCGGTCTCGCAGATCATCACCGGCTTCTCGGCGGCGAATTCCTGAAAGCGGTCGTAGGTGGACTTGAAGACCTTGTGGGCCGAGCGCCAGCCGTAGGACTTCGCCGGGTGCTGGCCGCTGTAGCCGTCCATGCCGACCCAGTCCACGTACTCGTCACCCGGGTACCAGGGCTCGGGGTCGGCAATGCCACCGGCGATGACGTTCGGGCACCAGATGAAGAGGACGTTGTCGGCGATCGCCTTGATCCGGCTGTGCAGGTAGCGCCAGCCCTGGATGTATTCGGGGCCGAGGGCTTTGGTGAACCAGAGCCCGTTCATCTCCCACCAGGGCCGGATCATCACGAGGTCGGCGTAGGCGGCGGCGTCTTTGGCCCACTGGTCGATCGAGGTATCGTGTTTGCCGGCGAGTACTTCTTTCACCAGTTCGGGCGACTGGCCCATCGACTTCATCGGGATCGCGCCGCGGGCCCGGACGGCGTAGCTGGCACCAGTGCCGAAGCCGTCCCATTTCAGCCCGCCTTCCGCGGGCGAGCGCCAGGGGTCGGCGAAGTGGACGACATCGACCGTGCGGCCGGCGTGTTGCTCGAAGCGGTCCCAGGTGGTTTTGTCATAGGGGGCGTCGCCGCGGGCTTTCGGTTCGCCTTCCATCAGCGCCACGTCGCCATCCATATCCGCCCCCCAGAGGCACCGATATCGAGGCGGCGCAGGGGCGCGGGTGGCGGCTTCGTAGTGGGCGACTACTCTCTCGCCCGAGAGATCGCCTTCGTAGATCGCGAACTCGTCGAGCCAGCCGGCGAAGGCACCTTGCAGCCCGCCGATGGCATTGTCGTGGGAGAGTCTGACGTTGCCGGCGGTGCCGCCGTAGGCGCTGACCGATTTTTCGCCCTTATCGACGCCGTTCACGTAGAGGGTCGCTTTACCTCCGGGAACGATCACGAAGACCGCATGGACCCACTGGTCGTCTCCCGGCCAGGCGCCTTCCCAGTTGGCCGTCGTGCCGAACCCGTTCAGGGTCAAGCGGATGTTGCTGGTGCCTTCCTGGATGTAGGCGAAGACGCCGGCAGACCCGCCGTTGGAGCCGCCGAAGAGGTGGTCGTGTTTTTCGTGGGCGGCTTTGCGCTTCGCCCAGATCTCGAAGGTCTTGGTACCCGAGAAGGGGTCGTAGGTGAGACCTTTGACGTAGGACGCTTTGGCCTCGTCAAAGAGAGCAGCTGCATCAGGCTCGCCTTCGAGGGCGCCTGCGGCTCCAAGCTGGACTTCATTGCGGTATTCGCCGGGGCGCTCGTGGCCTGAGCGGTCCTCGACTTCAGAGCCACCGGACTCGTTCAGCCGCCAGTAGAGCAGCGGGGCATCCTCCATGACCACGGAGCGGTAGGTCGGTCCATCGCCCGAGGCCTCTGAGGTCCCCGAACCGCCCGCCGTTACCGTCCCCGAGCCGGTGTCGTCTCCGGCGGCTAGCTCGACCCCGCTTCCACCCGCGGTCAGCGCCCCCGCGCCGGCGTCGCTACCGGCATGTTCGCCTTCACCCGAGCCTGAGCCCGTGACGTTCCCGCTGCCCGAGTCGACGTATTCGATTCCGGGCTCGTACTCGACCATCAGCCCGGCGAGGTCGACGAAGACGGCGTCGGTCGTCGCGGTGCTCTTGCGGATCCTCAGCACCGGCGAGACGCCAAGTTCGGGAGTGGGGCCGTAGACGTATGAAGGTGGGACGGTAATCCAGCCCGTCGGGTCGGCTTCAGCGATCAGGGCACTCAACCCATTCGCCACCTCGGCCGCCGCCGGATTGGATACAAGGGTGAGGCCAAGACCGCGGGCCGTCGCGCTGCTCTGCCCACCGCGCATCACCCCGTAGAGGAGCGCGATCCGGTCAGCAGGGATCAATCCGCCGCCGCCTTCGGAGACTTTTGCGCTGTAGGGCGCGAGTTTGAATTCGAAGGTGTCGGTCGAGTTGTTGTTTGCGTCCTTAATCTGCGAGGCGTCGGTGGCCGAGCCCAGCGCAACGCCGACGGGCGGCGTGTTGTTGATCGCGTCGTAGAGGTTGGCGGTCGCCCCGGCACCCCCGACCCAGCCGGTGCGGGCGACGTCGGCGGAGGGCTTGAGGAAGACCACCTTGCCGTTACCGGGGAAGCTGTTCTGTGCTTCGCCTTGGTCGTCGTTAACCGCCCAGTCGTCGGTCTTCACCGTGACCGCCGTCTCGGTACCCGTGATGTGGCCTGCGGCCATGCTGTTGATTGCCGAACTGCCAAAGTTCGCTTCGAGTTCCGCGGATTCGTAGACGACGTCGCCGACGTCGTTGCGGATGACGAGCTTCATTTTCCCGTTGCCCGCAACCGGAATGTTCAGCTTTACTTCGAACAGGTACCAAGTGTTTGCGGCGGGTTTGAAGCCAGTTTCCAAGATCGTTTTCGCTGCAATGTTCGCGAAGACCGAGATTTCCCCGGTCGTTCGGAGGGTTAGCTGGAAACAGGTTCCTGCCGCCGAGGCGATCTGTTGAAAGTTGAGATTGGTCGATGGCGCCACCATCGAGAAGCGCTGGGCTACGCGCTGGAAATAGCTGCGCCCGAGCACTCCGGTAAGAGAGGCGGCGACCCAGTTGCCGCCTCCCGCAGCGCAGGACGCGCAGACGACACCACTACGCTTGTCGGTCGTGTCGTAACTGACAGTGCCCGCGGCGACGAGGCTTTGGCGCTCCCCGGTGTTGGTCGCAGAAGAGGTCAGCTTCTGCGACTCAAAGCCAGTGGTCAGGAGTCGCGCCACGGTGTTGCCTCCGCGCCGACTAGCTCAGGTTGAGAGTCGGCGTGTAGCTCTCGTTCGTTTTGGCTTTGGACATGTCCCGCGCCGCGCCGCCTGCCTGCAGGTTCCAGGCGCAGATCAGGATCGAGCCCGTGCGCAATACGACCGACTTCACGCCGGAAGGCCAGTCCGTAGCCGACCCGGTTTCCCAGGTCATTTTCGCGAAGGCGGCGACCCCAGCCACCGAGGTCGGCTCGGCCTGCGTCTTTTCCGCGTAGCCGGTCCCGGTCGCTTTGGCGAAGCCGCCCGCGAAGGTGGCGCTGGCGCCGAGTTCATCGGCGGTTTTCGTCGAGAGGTCGAAGCGGCAGGTGGACGGCAGGCCGTTGTTCTCCAGCTCGGCCTTACCCTCGTTGAACATGATGAAGTCAGCCATCGGGATCTCCTCCTAGTAGGTCGGGGTTCAGTAGCTGGGTGTGGCGCCGGATCAGGCGGGGTCGGGAACGCCGCGGTAGCGCGGAGTGGCGTAGAGGGCCACCTTCAATTCGTTCGGGAACCCGACGCCCATCAGCTCGGGATCGTGCGGCGAGGCCATGAAGACCAAGCGGTTCTTCCGATGCTCAAGGCCGCTCGGTGCGAGCTTGAGGTAGTCGAACTCAGGCACCACCGAAACCCAGCCCCCGCCGGAGATCGACTCACGTTCGGCGGCATCGTGTCCGAGCTCAAGCGCGTGGCCTTCGAAGATGGTTGCCTGCAGCTGCGGAATCCACGTGACGTAGTTGTCATAGAGGCGCGTACAGGCGCTGCTGCCGGTCTTGCTGTCATAGAAGCCCGACTTACCATCGTCGAGAGCGCCCCCGGTCACCAGGTCGCGATCCTGGCCGGCGGCCAGCAGGCGCGGTATTCCACCTTCGAGCAGCGAGCCCCAGGCAAACCAGCGACCGCGACGATCGACATGTAGGAAGACCGATCGGCCGACGCCGTACTGGGCGGGAATTGCGATTCGGCCCAGTTCGGCTGGTTCACCTCCTACCCGTTTGAGGATCCGTAGCGATTCTTCGACCGGGACTGCCGGGGCGCTGATGTCCAGGCCGAAGAAGAGCCAGTTGTTTTCGTCGACGTAGCGGGCAAGCGCGCCGCCTTGAATTCGCTCTCCCGCCGCCGCCGCCACGGAGGAGCGCTCGACGTGGATCCCGACGACGATGTCCGTATTGACAACGTTGCCGCCGATCGCGTAGCGCCCGGCCAGGATGTTCGCGTCAGAGACCGCCGTCCGCTGTGCAGAAACTTCGCCGACATTCAGCGTGAAGTCGTCGGCGTCACCGCTGGTCACCCATTTTTCGCCTTCGCCTTCGCTGTAGTAGACCGTGACCTGAAAGCCGTCGACTTCGGCGTCGGTGCTGGTTTCGATCTGAGAGTTGTACCCGGCGAAGACAGCACCGAAATTTGCTGCGTTGACCTGAGCCGGGGTCCAGGTCGTTCCCCAGAGGTCGCTCGGCCCGCCATATACCGCGTCGCCCCACAGGATGTGTGACCAGCGGTTCGGATTGGCGTGCTCGCTCCCCGCGATGGCACCCGCCTTGACCAGCTTCACAGATTGATCACGGACGCCAGAGCTTGAGAGACCTCCCGCGCCGGCCGAGTAGGTGCGCCTTCGGACTCGCAACGCGATGCCCTTGATCGTTGCGGTCCCCGGGATAGCGAACCCGAGGCCCGTGACCTTGAGGTACTTGGAGACCTGGGGATAGGTCAGACCGGCCCGCGCCACCGATCCGTCAAATCCTTTGGCATTCGCGAGGTTTACCCAGCTTTGGGTCCCCACCGTCGCGTCTTCGGCCACAGTCGTCGGAGACGAGGGCCCGGCAGACGTACCCGAGGCAGCCAGCGTCTGTCCGTTCAGGATGCCCGACTGCGCGAACTCGTCGCGAGCAAGTAGGGCAGTCGGTTGGCGAAGGACGGGACTGGCCGAGATGCGGCCGCTTCGCTCCTCCACCGACCGCACCCCAACGTCGAGGAAATCGAGTTTGTCGCCCACCACGGTGGACTTGTGGACCAATCTGGCCTGCCACTGATGCTCGCCGCGGCGGGGGGCTCGCAGCCAAACCTGCCCGAGCGTCAACCGCACCACCTGGCCCTCTCTGAAGTGGTTGGCCGGGAAGTAGGTCGGTTCCAGTTCGGTGCTCGAGCTGAGGTCCCCAACCCCGTATTCGCCGAGGATGGCGACTTCGCCGGCATTGGAGATCGGCATGTGGATCCAGGCATAGAGCTCGAAGACACCCTTATGGGTCAACGGCCCCACGCCGCCGACATCCGTCGAGAGGCCGGCGGTCCAGTTGGGGGTCAGAGTCGCCCTCACCACAGACACTCCGGCTTTGCCGTCGACGGTCGTCGTCGTTGGGGTAGCCCCCCCGAGAGGCGTCAGATCTTTGGCTGCGTACCGGGCCTGCGCGGTTGCGGTCTGTTCGAAATAGCGGGAGTCCCGTCCCCAGAGCAGCTCCCAGACATCGGCTCCCGGCGAGACGATCTCAGCCCTTCCGAGGGCCTCAGCGGTCCCCGGCACCTCGTCGACCACACATTCAAGGACCCGGTCTGAACCGCTGAATTCTCCGACCAGGATCTCCTCCCCTACACCGAAGGGACCGCAAATGAAGGTCACCTCTTCTTCAGCACGCCAGCTATGGATGTAGCGGTTGTCGATCAGCCCTTCGCCACCCTTGACCCCGCGAATCTCGTAGTCGATCGCGACGCCGTCGGGGAACACGAGACGGAGGGTCCCGCCCTCCCCGTTGCCGTACTTGTGGAGCTTCTGCGCGAGCTGGATCTGCCGTTCGCGGAAGTCGGCTTCGTCCCTCCCGACGATCCTCAGTTTCGGCGGGATCTCAATGTTCTTGTCTCTGCCCCCCGCCGCCAGCTCCCCCTCGGTGTCTGCATTGGAGGTCCACTGCTGCTCGCGCTCGGGTCGAGGGACCCGCAACGGGGACATGACGAAGTACCCCGCTGCTTCGTCATCTTCGTCTTGCTCGAAGGCCAGCGCGACCTCTTCGGGGTCGAGGATAACTCTCAAACCGGGCACATTCCCCCCTCGTCTTAGTAGATGGCCGGACTGCCGGCGTTCGCCAGGCGGCTGCGAGCCTGCATAGGCCCACCGATCGCGCCGTCGATCCAGGACACGAAGGCCGCCATGAACGCGGGGCCCTGCGCCTCGGCGAGCTTCATCAGGTGCTTGTCCACCTCAAGGCGTTCTTTCTCGAACTGTTCGCGCTGCTGCAGTACCTCGCTCAACGCGTTGACGGCCTCGCGTAGGGCCTTCACGTTCTGCGCCGCCTCAATGTCGTCCCGCGGGTCGGCGGTCGCCTGTGCGGCTGCGAGCTGTTCTTCGGCCAGCTTCAGCATCTTCTCCCGGACCGCCCGGTCGTCGGCGCCATCGGGCGTCAGTTCGGCGAGTGCTAGATCCCGATTCAGGTAGTCGGACTGGGAAGGTGGCGGGTTGGCGGCTTCGTCGGGTTTGAGGTTGATCGTTTCGTTCAGCGAGCGCAGGGTGGTCATTACCGACGCGAGTTCGTTCTGCAGCCCACCCTGCTTAGCCTTTTCGCGTTCCTGCTCTTTCGGGCTCAGCGCTTCTTCCAGCCGCTTTTTAACCTTGCGGAGCTGCTTCTGGATCGCCATCTTGCGGGCAGCGAGGAGTTCTTTCTGGAACTTCGCCGCTGCGATGTCGTCAGCGTGACTGTCGGCGCTGGTTTCAAAACCCTGCTCGTCGAAGGTTGCCTGCTTGGTCGAACCGGCGAGGGTGCCTGCGAGTTCCCCGATCTGCAGTTGCTGGGTTGGCGTAAGGCCGGGTGCCGAGAGCATCTGCTGAATCTGCGAAGGCAGGCCGGCAGCTGAGCCGGGGACCGGCGAGGTCTTCAGAGGCGGCAGCGCAGCAACTGCACCTTTGGAGACCCCGCTTTTGGGCTTCGGTTTCGGCGGGCGAGCACCGCCGCCACGCCCGCCCCGTCCACCGCCGGCGCCTGAGGCTCCCGAGCCACCTGGCCAGAAGGGGCGCATTACCGCCGTCAGCGGACAGCTCGGAGCGTTCCAGTCCGCGATGCCGACTTCGTTGGACCAGTTGCCGGAGATGAACTTACCTCCGCCGACGTAGACCCCGATGTGTTCGCCGCTGTAGCCGAGCAGATCGCCGGGCTTGGCGAGCGAGATTGAGCTGCCGAGGTTCTTGCCACCCTCCCAGCCGTGTTCGTATTCGGGGGTGTAGGCGGAGTTGGCTGGGATCGGAAGGCCCTGAGCCAGCAGCATCGCACCGACGAACTCCGCACACCAGGGATCGAAAACGCCCTCGGTTTCGCCGACCCATTTCTGATGCCGCTTGGAGCCCTCGCCGACGCCGAGGTTGTTCTGCGCCCATTGCACGGCGCGGGAAGCGCTTCCCTTCTGCAGGCTCGCGACGTCGAAGCCCGAGCCCGACTGCGTCTTCCCGCTCCAGTCGCGCAGCGGTCCGCTGATCGCGCCGCCCCGGCGACGGGCGAGGATCTTTACCTTCCCGATGCTGTCCGTGGGGAAGCTCGAGGGATCGAGGCCGAGCTTGCGGACGCCGCCTTCGGTGACGTCGATCGCGCGGCCGGTGAAGCCGGAGGGACCAAGGTCGATGATCGGCAGGTTGGCCGTGTGCCCCGCGATCGTCGTGCGCCCGTAGACCGGGTGCCCACCCGCTGCCGCCGCCATCCAGGCCCGCGTCGTGTCGTTATCCCAGCCGGCGTCGGTGCCGGGGTGAAGGTTCAGCGCGAGCCCCGGCCGCGCGACCGGAGTGCCGCTCGCCGTCGTCGTAGCAGGACCGTTGAAATAGGAGACGCGGCCGATCAAAGTTTTGCCGTTCCAACCCGCCGCTGCCGCCGGCAGGTTCGCCGGTCCCTTGGCGCCGAGCTTGTCAGAGTCAAAGCCGCTCTTGATCCAGTTGCCGACCTTGTCGATCACGTAGCCGCCGAGATCGCCCATCCACTCGGGCAGGTGCGGCGTCGGGAGCTTGCCGAGGAAGAAGCCCGCGCCCTTGCCGGCGAGGCCAGCCGCCGCGCCCCCTACAGCCGAGACAGCGCTCTTCGCGCCGCCCCAAATGTCGCCGCCCGTGAGGAAGCCCGGAATGCCGAGGTCCCGGCCCGCCTGCATCCAGTAGGCGACGTTGTCGCGGCGGTACTGGGGGTTCGTCGCGATTACCCACTCGGGATGCTGCGGGGCCTCCTCGCCGACGATCACCATCGGCTTCGTGACGGCGCCGCCCGTGTAGCGGTGCTGGGCGTCGGGTTTCCCGAGCCCGCCCTTGCTGGCGCCGGGGACGCTGTTGATGTTGCCGGCGCGCTCGGAGAAGGACTTCTCGCCGATCTCGATGTCGGGCACGCCGGGGATCAGGTTGATCACGTCGGCGATGTCTTCGACGAAGCCGACCACGGCATCGCGGCCGTCGCGGAAGGCGCCCTTGATCTTTTCCCAGGCGCCGCCGAAGAGATCTCCCATCGCCCCCGCGACCGTCTTTACGGTGGAGGTCACCGGTGCCGCCAGGGTCCGCAGGATCCCGATCACAACCTTGACCGAGCCCCCGAAGATGTTCTTGACCCCGTCCCAGGCTTTCCCGAACTTGAGGGTGAGGATGCCGCTGATCACTTCGACTACCCCGCGGATCACCTGGATCTCGCCGGAGAAGACCTGACCGAGGCCGCGCATGGTCTCGGCGATCGTGCCGAAGGCGTTTTTCACCCCCAGCAGGAAGACGGATTTGACGACGCGCCCAACCGCCTCGATCGGTCCCTTGAACTGGGTGTAGAAGCTCTTGACGGCGTCGACCGGGCTACCCGAGCCGGTGAAGGCTTCGCCGAGGAGGGACACCTGGGTCTTGATTTCACCGAAGGCGTCGCTCGCCGCATCGCCGAGCGGAGCGACCAGCCTGCGGAAGGTCTCCGAGTGCTTGTAGAGCAGGTAGAGCCCGGCCCCCACGGCAGCGACAGCGGCGGCGACGGCGAGCCACGGGCCAGCGGCGGGTGCAGCTGCAAGCAGACCACCGCCAGCGCCAGAGCCGAGGATCGAACCTACCTCTGCGCCGCCGAGCATCCCAGCCGGGGCAGCCGTGGTCGCGACCGTGGCGCCGAGACCGAGGACACCACCCAGCTTCCCCAGCATCCCCCCCTTGCCCTTCGCCTTCCCGAGCAGGCCCCCACTCGGCGTCGCGGCAGCCTGCTCGGCGACCGCGGCCGTTGCGGCCGCTTCCCGCAGCTTCTTGAACCACCCAACCAGCGTCGAGACACCCGTAATCGCCGCGGTGAACTTCAGCGCTTTGTTCAAAGCAGCGAAGCCCGCCATCGTGACCAGGGCACCATCGAGCCCCGGCACCTTTTCGATCAGGGCGTTGATCAGGCCGAGGATCTTGCTGACGCCGTCAACGAACTTCGTCAGCGGCCCCGAACTTCCGGCGAGATGGCCGAACAGCTTGGCTGCCTGTTCCAAGAGCCCGACTAGGTGCGGCCCGAAGCTGGCGGTCGTCTTGCCGATCACTTCCTCGAGCACCGGCAGCAGATCCTTGCGGATCGAGTGCGTGAGATTGAAGAAGCCTTTGCCCCCCGAGAGACGGCTGACGGACTTGAAGACGTCCCGCACCAACCGGCCCATCTCGAAGATCCCGGGTTTGGCTTCGGCGAAGTAGGACTTCAGGGAGTTCTTGCCATCGACCGACTCGGCCCAGTCCTCGAAGCCCTGCGCTGATTCGTCGAGCGAGTCGAGGATTTCGCGGCCGAGCGGGGCCGCCGCTTCGCCGACGCTCAGGATGCCCGCACTGACCGACTGGAGGATCGAACCGACCCGTTCCATCGTCGAGCGGGTCTTGTCGAAGAAGTCACCGATCCGCCCCGATTCGCGACCCGCTTCGGCGATCCCATCGACCCAGCCGGTGAGCCGGACCGTGCTCTCGCCGAGCCAGCCTAGGAACGGCTGCGCCGCGACCATGATGTGACGGAGTGCGCTGAAGAGGTTCATTCCCGAGGTCGCCATCTGGCCGATCAGGACCGTGTTGCCCCCGGTGATCCGCGAGAAGTCGCGCCCGAAGCCCTTGCTCCCTACGAAGTCGCCGGCCTTCTCCGCTGCCTTGGAGAGGACCTCGGTCGTCCCGCCGATCGCGGCCCGCAGACGGGGGAAGAGCGGCAGGGCGGATTTGATCCCTCGCTCGACGCCGGGGAGCAGGCCGTCGGCGGCGGTCTCCCGCAACTCGTCGACTTTCGGTTTCAGCCCGAAGAGGAAGTGGGCGAAGCGCTGGGCCGAGGGCGGCAGTTTGTCGAGCGCCGTGGCTGCCGAACTCGCAGCCGAACCGACGCCTTCGAGGGCTTCTTTCTCGGCCTCGTTGGCCTTCTGAAGTTCGCGTCGAGCGTCGGCGACCTGGCGCCGCGCTTCCTCGCGCTGCTGCCGCGCTTGAACGACCGCCGGGTTCTTGTCGACGCCGCGGCGGGTGGAGGCGGTCCGTTCACGATCGGCGTCTTTGCGGTCCTGGCGGGCTTCTTTCAACGCCTGCTTGGCTTCTTCAACCTGAAGTTCGAGGCCCGTCATCTCGTCGGGCGAGACGGAGCCGGGGTCCTTGTGGGCAGCCTGGAGCTCGCGGCGGGCCTCGCTCAAACTGAGAGCCGCCCGCTCCTCGCCGAAGGCGGCCTGGATCGCGGCGTTCTTGACCTCCTCCAGCTCCTCCCGCGCTTCCTTGCGGGCTTCGGTCAGATCGCGCTGTGCCTGCTCGGCGGAGCGTTGGGCGTCCTCCACCTGGCGCTCGGCCTGACTGACTTGTTCGGCTGCAGCCTCCTGAGCTTTCGCAGCCTGCTTGGCCGTTTCGCCAGCCGCGGCCTGCTGCTGGCTCATCTCCCCCAACGCATCGCCGACGCCCATCAAGGCGAGCTGACCGACGCCGAGCGCCTGAGCGAACGAGCCGAGCAAAGCCGGGTAGACCACCAGAGCCCCCGTCAGTGGCGTCAGGGCCCCGGTTAGGCCGACCGCTGCCGCCGACATCTGACCGAGGCCCTGAGCGGCGTAGTCGGTGCCGGCGATCAGGGCCGGCCACTTGATCACGCTGACGAGGTTCCGCATCAACGTGAATCGGACGTTCACGTTCTGGAGCTGCTTAGCGAGGGAGGTGTTCTCCTGGCGTACCCGCTGCGTCGAGGTGGAGAGCTTGAAGTTGCGGTCGTTTACCTGGTCGATCGCAACTGCCTGCGCCGCGGCGGTTTTGTTGTAGCGATCGGTCGCGTCATCGACGCTGTCGATGGCACGAACGGATTTGCGCGCAGCCTCGGTGACGCCGCGCTCCTCCCCTTCGAAGTAGAGGCGGATGCGCCCCCGTTTTGCCATTAGCCGAGCCCTTGCAGGTCCTCAGGGACCGAAGCAAAGGGGTCGCCGGAAACCTCCGACGACCCCTTGGAACCTCCTCGCCCCTCCATGAAATGGCGCAGCAGCATCTCCCGCTCCCAGGCGGGGATCTCGTGCTCCGCTTCGTAAGCGGAGATGCGGAAGTGCCGACGAAGCACGAACAGTTCCAGTTCTTCTTCGTCGGTTAGGTAGGGCGCCGCTGCTGGAAGAGGTCGTTGAAGAAGTCACCGATGTCGGCGCCCTCAATCTCCTCGTCTTTCCAGAGGTCCTTCAGCACCTTCGAGGCCGGCGGCGTTTTCTTTCCCGGCTTCGCCACGATCATCTCGTCGATCGTCTCCAGCACGACATCGAGTGCTTCCTCGTCGGTCGTAGTGGCATCGAAGTGACGGATGGATTCCTGGGTCTCGCGGATCTTCCGTTCCTTCGAGCGGGTCAGCGCGACGGTCTCGTAGAAGTGGACCGCATCGTCCTTGTCTGAGATCTCCACCGTCAGCGGTTTGAACCGCTTCTTGAACTGCAGCGTGTTAGCCATTAGGCGTAGCTCGCAGTCGCGTTGACAAGGGTGATCGTGGTCGAGCCGGTGGAAGCAGTGGTCGACTTCCAGCTAAAGCTCGCCCCGTGTCGACGCTGGTTTTGCAGCGCATCGACGTCTCCATCGGTGTACTGGCAATTCGCCATCGCCAAGTACAGCTTGTAGGGGTAGGAGCTGGCGATAATCGACTCCGAAACCCATTTCGCCAGGGCAGAGAACCCGGTGGCGTTGAGCAGGGCGTCGTAGTCGTCGGGGTCGAGCTGGCGCTTCGGGATCGAACCCGAGACGACGATCGGTCCCTCGTTGGATTTCTCCATGATGTCCGGAAACTTCGAAGCGATCCCGAGTGACCTCGCTGCCTCCACGGGGTTGCTGATCGCCAAGGAGAAGTCCTGGGTGGTGCCCGAGCCGGCAAGCCAGGACAACGTCAGGTTCCCCCTCACGAACGGCCGGATGCTGAGTGCCTCGTAGGCGGGTGACAAGGCCGGATCGGCGATCCGCGTCATGTAATTCGCCGGCCCGTTTGCACTTAGGCCGGCCCCACCCTCCTCAGGCGTCTCGATCGAGAGCTCCGAGCAGGCTGCGCCCTTTAACCGAAAGTAGGTTCCCTGGTCGACGTAGGCAGCCTCCATCTGCGTCGTGATCGGGCTTGGGCCGGAAGGACCGAACGGGGCTTTAAAGACGTGGCGAAACGCGCCCGTCGGGATCACCGCGCCATCGGGGTCCGTGATCACGCCGTTGCCGGTCGTGGTGACGGGGTCTCCGCAGATGTGCTTCAGGCGCCAGCCAGTCGTGTCCGGGTAGGCCCGCGATTTGTACTCCCAAGCAGGCTCGTAGGCGTCGGTGATAACCGCCAGCGGCTCGTCTTGGTTTCGAAGCTCATCATCCCGCGAGAGCGGTTTGGCCCCGAGTTTCGGCTGAAAGCTCTGGATCGGGGGGAAGAGCTTCTTCGTGGACAGGGTCGGTGAGTTGGTCTCGTTACCGGGCGTCGACTCAAACGACTCCCGGACGTATCCGCTGGGCATTTAGTTGTCTCCCTTCGAGGAGGCGTGCTCGTCTTTGGCCCGCGACTCCTCAGCGCCGGAGAACCCCTGGCGCTGGGCGACGATGAGGCCCTTGCGTCCTTCCTTGACGGTTTCGGCCGCAAGTTCCTCTGCGGCCTCAACCTCGGAGGCTTTGATGTCGACCAGTTCGAGCGGGACGCCCTTGGTCTTGTCGTACTCCCTTGCCGCCTCCAGGGGCAGCTCGCCCTCGCCACCGACCGGAGTCGGCGCATCTGGATAGAAGTAGCCCGGTACACCGGGCACGTTGTGCGGGGTATTCGGGGCACCGGGCAGGTTCAGCCGGAGTCCCTGGCGCTTAGAGGCCAATGTGACTCTCCTTCGTTATTGGAACGTCAGAATCGAGACGTGCGTCTCGTAGCCGATCTGGGTCCGGCTTCCTTCTTCACCTTGGGGAGTCGCGAACGGCTCCGCTGGGGTGACCTTTGCGTCGGTACAAAGTCCGTTGAGAACGAACCCCTGAGCGTCCGGGGTCAAGGTGTCGATTGCGCGAACGAACCCAAATGCGCTGGCCATCAAGGCGACCTGCGCGGCGATTACGTCGCGGCCAAGCTCCACGTAGAAGAGGACGGGGAAATCGAAGCGCCAGTCATCCGCTCCAACGTGGTCCTCCGCGTTATCTACCTCGGTGCGCCTCAAGGTGGGCATCTCGATTACCGCACATGGCGGTTTGATCGCTCCGGGGCTCCACTTGTAGCCACGGACATCGACCCCTTCGAGGACTTCGACCAGGGCATCAGCAAGTTCGTCGTGGATCTGGACGCTCATGGTCGACCGAGGCTCCCGAACGCCTCCATGATCTTGTGCGCGACGATGTCCTCCATCAAGGGCACCGAGCGGCTGATTGCGGCCTCAAGGAAGTGGGCGCCCTTGTAGCGCGCCCTCGGACGGCCCTCCTCGCCGACAGCCGATACGACGATCGAGGTGCCGCGTATATGCAGCGCCTCCGCCCGCTTGGGACGGATCACTCCACGAGGGCTACCGCCGAAGTTCAGGAGGCCGGTGATGTCGTCGCCCTTGCGCGGCCCCAGCGTGGTGAGGTAGGCGCCGCGGGTGGTCGCTTTGGTCGTCAGCGCTTGGGCGACGATCGCCGGAGCTCCCCGCTTCGCCTCTGGAAGGACAGCGCGTTGGCCAGCCTCCTTGAGCCCCTCTTTGACTTTGTCCCTAAGAAGTTTGCGCCCAGCCTTCAGCTCCTCCTTGGTCTGGAAGTCTTCAAGCCGTGCATGAATCCTCATGGCAGTACCAGCCGCCTGTAGTCGGAGAGGCCGCCGCGTACCGAACTGGCGAGGGCCTCGGGGCGCTCGAAGAATCCGCCGTCGATATTGAAGGTTCGCTCGTAGGCCTGGATGTCGCGGCGCATCCAGAGGGCGATCTGGGTCTTAGCCAAGTTCTTAATGTCCTCGGGAATTGCTGCGAAGCCCCAGTCCCCTTTGATCGTGACCTCGCACTCCCCCGGATTCGCGGCCAGCTTGATCCACTGGAAGACGCCGTCGCGATTTGGCAGCGGACGCAGGTGAAAGTCGGAGACGGCAACAAGGCTCGGATTGCTTCCCTCGGTGCCGGTGCGCAACTCGACTACGGAGCGCAGGTCGAAGGGAGAGAGATTGAGATAGGTGCCGCCACCATGGGCGAAGGTCCGCGTCTCATCAGCGGTCGGCTCGAACTCGCGGTGCGTGTGGTTCGCAAAGCTACGCGTCACCGCTCCGATTAAGGACGTGAGTAAGGCGTCATCCTCGTCGCCGGCAGAGCCCTGGAGGAAGCCCTTGACCTCCTCCAGGGTGACGAGAGCCACGGTCCTTACGCCTTCTGATTCCGGCTACGGGTTGCCCGCTTGCTGGTCGGGGTGTCGAGTAGGCCATCGGCAGACTCCTCAGTCACAGTCTTCGAAGAGACATCCAGTCCCTCCGGGATCGGCTGGCCCGCTGGTACGACGACGACGCTTTGACCGAGGGCGTTTTTCTGAACGATGTCCTCGGAGGCGATCTCTAGCTTCATCTTCTGCTCCTTTCGAAGCGCTTGGGAGTTGAGTAAGGCCATTGCAAAAAACCCCAGCGAGCCGCAAAGCCCGCTGGGGGGAAGCTGAACCCGGCCTACAGGCCCGTGACTTTGCAGAAGGCGGGAGGCATCTGGACACCAAATGCAGCCCGCGTCTCAGCGAGGATCGCGATCAGGTTCTTGATAAAGAAGTCCGAGTGCGAGTCGGACGCCAGAATCTGAACGCCTTCACGGAGCCACAGAGTCGCCCAGTACCAAGCACCGACGATGCCCGTTCCTGCGGTGACGGCAGCCGTGACAGCCACCGGCTTGCCCCAGAGCTGTTCGGTGCCGGCGGCAGCCGGCGGTCCGTACAGGTAGCCACCCGTGCCGGCGGTGGCACCGCTGTCATCGCGGGAGAGGCGGACTTTCTCCCAGTCGGTCGGGAACAGCGCCACGCCGGTGGGCTCGATGTACCCGAGACGCATCTGCGTCATACCTTTGTGGACGGCGTCGGCGACGGAGTCAGAGCCCTTTGCCTGGCCCAGGATGTTGGGCGTGTTGAGGATGCCCAACAGGTTGTCCCCGGTGCCGTTACCCGCTACGACCTGATTCTCCATGCGGAGCTCCAGCCCGTAGCGCAACTGCCCGTCCACAATGGTCCGGAGCTGCCCCGCGTCGGAGAGCGCCCGACGGGTGGACGGGATCCAGTGAGCGATCGTGCTGACCGCTTCGCTGACCTTTTCGAACGCGAGGGAGGCCTCCGGCTTGGTGCCGGTTGCGAGGGTCGTCGCCTCCGCGATCTCCGCCGCCACGTTCGTGAACGTGTTCTGACGAACCCACTCCACGGTGTCGGAGTCGGTGGTGCCGGTGGTGATCAGGTCGAGCACGGTCCGCGTCCGCTGCGGCTGCGGGACGTACCCCTTGTGGTCGGGCTCGACAAACGCGCCCGCCGAGGTCTCACTTCCACCGGTCAACAGCGAAGCCTTGAGCTCCTGTACCGATCCCTGCGCAAGGCGGGCATTGAACTTCGCGTGCTCGCTCTCCAGGAGGCCGGACGCTTTCAGCTCCTTGTAGGAGTCGCCCTCGACAGCGGCAGCACCCAAGGGCAGCGGCGCCTCGTGACGGGACAGGCGCGCAATCCCCTCGGCGATGCTCGGCCCGTCGTCCCCGGCCTTCGGGGGCTCGTCGCCGCTCATCGCGCGGAAGACGCCGTCGCGCACAGCCTCGAGATTCGCCAGCTCCTCCGAAGAAGCGCTGTACTCCTTGTTGATCGCGTCCATTTCTTTGAACGCCTCTGACTCGGTGTTGTTGGCATCCTCGCCTGCGCTGGCGAACTTGTCGCGGGCGGCCTCAAAGGCCGACCATTTCTCCTGGGCCTCGGTGCGCTTCTCCGAGATCTGGTCGTTCACCTCGGTTAGCTTGTCTTTCAAAGCGGGCATTGCTGACTACCTTTCGTTCTTGTGTTTTGGTTTCTGCGTAGCCAGCCGTGCGATCCTCGCCCGCTCCTCCTCGGCGCCTGCCTTGGGTTCGGGCTTGTCGATGGGCTGTTCTTCGTTTGGTTTCGAAGTTGGTTGTGAGGCTGCGTGGAACTCGGTTGCATCTCCCTCGAGCGACACGCGAAGAGCCCCGGTTTTTGCCGAAGTTGCACCGGTCCCGGCAAGCTTCGAGACGGTTCCCTCGAAGGACTCCACTCGGTCGGCCATGCCGAGTTCCACCGCCCGCTTGGCGGTGACTACTCGGCCCTCTCCAAATCCCGACCGGACGACGTTCGCGGTGACGCCACGTCCAGCCGCCACCCCCGCAATGAAAAGCTCGTAGAAGTCGTCCACGATCTCCTTGCGAGCTTGAAAGGCCTCCTCGCTCAGGGCTTCGTTTTCGTTGCCCTCGACCTTGTATTTGCCGGCGGCAATGTAGGTGGGCTTCACCCCGAGCTGCTCGTTGTAGCCAGTCCAGTCGGAGTGGATAAGGAAGACACCGATCGACCCGACCATCCCGCTTGGGGTGACGACAATTTCATCGGCGGCCGATGCCAGCCAGTAGGCGCCTGAGGCGGCCATCGTGTTGGAGATCGCGATGATCGGCTTCGTCCCGCGGTAGCCCCGGATTTCGTCGGCGACCTCTGGCATCAAGTCGGTGGACCCACCAGGCGAATCGATGTCCAAAAGAATCGATCCGATTTCCTCGCTTGCAACGGCTTCACGGAGGCAGGCGCGAAATTGACGGAGACCGCCTCCGCCGCCGAACAGGAGGCTGACCAACGAGGGACGAGCCGTGATCAGCCCGCGCAGCGAGATGACAGCGACCCCACCGGTGACAGGGACATCCGCAGCGGCGGCCTGAACAGGTGCCTCAGCCGTTGGCAGTTGCGCAGCAAGCCGCTCGCCGATCAGGGTGAGGGACTCCTCCCGAACTGCCCAAGTCGAAGATTCCTGCAGACAGGGAACAGCAACGCGCGAGCGCGTGGACTCCATGTGGATCTCCTTTGGTCAGGCGCCGAGCGCCGAGAAGAACTGCTTGATCTGGTCTAGGTCGCCGTCGGCTTGGATCAGGCCGTTCTCGATCGTGGTGCCGAGGGCTGAGGCCGCCTCTTCGTCTCCAGAGTCATCAGCCAGCTCGCGCTCGAAGCGGGCTCGATCGAAGAGGTCACCACTGGCGGCCCCTGCGCCGGCGCGGGTCAGCACACGGTCGCGAGCCCGTCCAACGTGAGAAGCGACCGTCTCGGCGTCCGTGCCAGCTTCTTTGTCCCCGTCATCCTCAGCACCGAGAGGTTTCAGATTGTTGCTCTGGATCAGCGGCAGGTCCGCCCACGGGTGATCGTGTGGGGGCAGGCCCTCCATTTTCCGACCGTCGTTGATCGTGTAGAGGCCCGCTTCGATTCCCTTGGTGATCGCCGGGATTCGCTTCTCTGGGTCGCCTTTCAACTGCTCGTTCAGATCGAACTCGACGAAGTGCCCCTCAAAGGCCGGCTCGGAATCAATGAGCTGCGCCTGAAGCGTTTCCTGGATGAAGACGAGCCAAGGGCCAAGGACCGTCGTGAAGAGCATCTTGTGCTGCTCGGTGATGTTGGAGAAAGTTGCTTTCTCCAAATCGCCGATCATTGGGGGCGGCATGTCGTAGACCGCTGCCACTTCTTCGCGGTTCAGCTTCCGCGACTCGATCAGCTCTGCCTCTTTAGCGGTCTGCGAGAACGGCTTCCAGTCCATCCCGCCGCCGAGGAGAAGCATGCGGAAGGCATTGTCGATACCGCCGTGAGTCTGTTCGATCTGCGCCCGGAGTTCGTTGATCTCCTCCGGTTTCAGCTTTGCGTCTTTGTCAGCAACAAGAGCGCCAGATGGCCGGACCGCGTTATCGAAGGAGCCGGTCGCGTAGCGCTGAGCGGCGTCCTCCAGCTTGATCGTGGTTCCGAGTTGTTGTAGAGGAGAGACGCCGAGGTCACCATCAGGCGCCGCCCATGCGAAGTGGATGACGTCGGCGGGATCGAGGAACTTCGACTTCCCGGTCTGGGTCGTCTCCCAGAACAACACCCCGCCCCGCTCGTCGAGATGTGGAAGCAGGAACCGCCAGTCGAGTGGAAGGAATCCAGTGACGGGGCCACCGCGGCGTTGGCGGAGCTTCCCAAGCACGGAGTTGCCGTGAAGAGTGGTCGGGAAAGAGATCGCCTGCTTCAGGCTGAAGGCCGAGCCGCGGTTCCACGGCGTTCGAAGGACATCGGGCAGGCTGCCGGTGGAGACTTCCTGCCGGTTGTTCTGAGAGTCGCGGGTGTAGACCTTCAGTGGCAGTCGCGAAATCTGGCGGGACAGTTTGTTGGTGTTCACCGCCACCCAGGGCTGAGTGCGATAGAGCTGTGCATAGGAGACGGTCAGGCCACCGGTGAGGCCAACGTTCCCGGCGCCGTAGCTGCCGTAGGCACCTAGAGGAACTGAAGGACGCGAGAGCGACGAGGTGCGGCCGCTCGCCGTAACGAGTTTGCCGCCGGCGGTCTCAAGGACCGTCATCGCTCAGCACCTGGATCCACGAAAGGTTCTGGCTGGGAATGACTGCCGGGCCGCTCAACTTCTCGACTTGAGCCTCTCCCAAGTACTCGGGTGCATCCAGGACTACGCAGTCCTCGTAGTCAGCGCAGAGCACGCCGCGGATGGAGCGGTCGTCCTTGGTGTGGACGAGGACCCGCCGACGCACGAGCTCCCGGAAGTACTCCCGGGGTCGACGGGCACGCCGGTTGGCGAGGACCGCTGCAGGCACCCCCAGAAACACAGCCGCAGCGAAGAACGAAAGGAGGAAGGTCATGCCAGCACCGCGATGAAGGGCCGAGTTCCTCCGCCATCAAGAACTTCTTCCACACCCATCTGTAGACAAATGCAGGCGTCGATCAGCTTCTTCGACTTGGCCTTGGAGAAACGCCAACCCTCGCCGGCGGGGATCGCCGCGGCGGACAGGACATGGGAGCGCAGTACCGGGTCCCCGTCATGGCGGAAGCCGTCTTCATTGATGATGTCGTAGAGCTTTTTCGACGCTGGGATCTGGCGGCTCAGCCGCTGCGGAAACTCGATCATGAAGAAGCCCTCGTCCTCAAGTTCCTCGGGATCGAAGAGATGCGGGTCGTAGATGACGCCAAGGACTTCTCCTTCGGTCTCGTTGATTTTGCGGATGTGCGCACGCACGAGCGATTGACGGATGGTCTCCTCGTCGACCAGCTCATGAGCAGCAGGCTGCGGGCGTCCGGCGACCTTGATCCGTCGGGCCCAAACGTGGGCCTTGGGGATCAGCTTCCCTCGCTCCTCGTCCAAGTAGAGCTGCGTGACCGCGCAGCCATCCGACTTCTGCGCGTAGTCGACGATGACGTAGCGAGGCTCGCCGACGGGGATCGTCGATCCGTCGTCCATCCCGTCCCAGACTGGAGCCTTGATGATCGCGTCTGCGGCCTGAGCCCAGACGTTTGCCCGGTAGCGCTGGAAGGTGGAGGGCTCCAGGGTCTCGTGGCCATCTTCGAGGCCAGCGATCGTGACGAAGGAGGCTGGGTTGGCGAGCTTGACGACTTCCATGTCATCGAGGTCGTCGTCGGAATTGCACGCCCACTCCAGCATGCAGGTGTTTCCCGAGGGCGCTTCGATGATCGTCAGCCGGCCGTCCTTGTGCTGTTGCGGCAGCCCTCGGGCATTGATCTTCAGTTCCCGGCTGATCTTCCCGCCGGTCGTCTCGTAGTCGTACATCTTCGCCCGCTTGATGCCGAGGACCGAGGTCTCCTCATCATGGCCAGCGGTCGAAATCGTGATGACCAACCCGCCGCGCTTGAAGGTCGCCGAGCGCAGCGCCGTGTAGAGGCTGTCGTTTTCGTGGGCGTGAAGCTCGTCGATCAGCGCCAGTGAGGGGTTATAGGAGTGGCGCTTTCCTCCCTGTTTCGACTGGTCGGACGCCAGCACCTTGATAAAGCCCTGGTCCCGCTTCGAACGGATTTCGCGGGTGGACTTGCGTAGCTCGAGGCGAGCTTCGAGTTCCGGCTCAGAGTCGATGAAGTGACTCGCGAAGCGGTACATCGTTTTCGCCTGCTCGCCGTCAGCGGCACCAATGAAGCACTCGGCGTTGTCGGTGACCAGCAGGTGGAAGACGGCGAGGGCGGCGAAGAGGAGCGTCTTGCCGTTTCCCTTCGGGAGGAGGACCAGGAGCTCGGCGCGCCCCGTCTTGAAGGCCATCTTCAGGATGAAACGCTGGAACGGCTCCAGCCTCAGCGGCTTGGGAGGACCCGTGTACCCGACTTCGACCACCGGCAGGGTCAGAAGCTCGGCGAACCATATGAACCACTCAAGGCTCCACCGCATGTCGCCGGCGGGCCGCTTGGTCGGCTGCCACCTAAAGCCCGAACTTGCCGCCTTTCTCTGCCCGCCTCTTTTCGATTTCGTGTTGCTCGCGGGCTTTCGGCGTGAGGAGGAGGTCTTTGGCGTACTCGTGGGCATCTCGCTCCGCCTCGCGTGCAGTCTTTACGTTGGGGTGCTGGACTAGCTGACCCTGAGAGCCATCTGCAGTTAGCTGCTGGCGACCCTTGGTCCGCGGCAGGGCGTCGCGAGCGATTCGCGCTCGTTCGACCGCCCGGACATAGCGCTCGAGCGCTGGCATGTCGGACTCGTGCCAGGTGCTCTGCTCCTCAAGCTGCTTCTGAGTCTTTTTCCAAAGCACCTTTGACTCGGAGTCGAAGTCCTCTGGAGGGGGAAATTTGGCGCGCGGCATGCTCACCTCAGATTGAAAAGGGAACAGAAAGGAACATCAGCCGCGCGCGTGCGCGTCTATATAGAGCGGGAACGAAAACCCAGCCGAATCCGAGTTTTTCGTTTTCGTGGCTAACGGCGCTGCTGTAGAGGGGGTCGCTGGAGATTCTTGACCCCCCTCCCCTCACACCCGACGCTTCCCGTGTCGTCGGAGGTGGCAGTCGCGACAGCGGGTGCGAAGGTTGTCTTCGTCGTTGGTGCCGCCCTGCTCCAGTGGTATCTCGTGGTCAACTTCAAGGTCAAGAGCGGAGTTGCAGCGCTTGCCGTCGATGATCTCGGTGCAGCGCCAGCCGTCCCGTCGCTTCACCCGTTCCTTTATGGCGGTCCACTCCCAGCCGGAGGTGATGCCGCCTCGTCTCTCTGCCTCGTGCTGCTTGCGGTGTTTGGGGCAGCGGGTCTGGTTGCTTAGCTCACTGCACCGGGGTTCGATGCAGCGGCGGACCGGAGACACGGGCTACTGCGGTGGTGCTGCGGTGGTTCCGACATAGACGCGTCGCTCCGGGCGCCATGAAGGGACAACGCGGTAGAGCAGCTTGAGAAGACGCGGGTGGTCGACCAGCCAGCGGAGACGGGGGCGAAGGCTCTCGATGACCAAGCGGCGGGCCTGACGCTCACGAGCATCATTGAGAGTCTTGGCGTAGGCGCGGGCTTGGTCGGCTGCCCAGGTCTGGACCTCATCGAGGATCGGATCGAGGTAGAGGTCAGCGCCCCCGTCTCGCGAGGGCTTGATCTCCGCGATCGTGTACTTGAGCGCTCGTCCCCGCTCGTTGATCCGGACCTCTTGACCCACACGAAGCTTGTCGACGTCGATGCCGAAGAGGCCGCCGCTCACGTGGAGGAAGGGACGGAGGACTGGCGTCTCATCGAACACCGCGTACTCGTTCATACCGCCACCATAGACCGTGCTCCGGTAACAGCCATCTCCTCAGCGATCGACAGGGCGGCAGTACCAGAACTGCCGTCTCCGGCGAAGAAGGCCTCCCACTCTCGCAGCAACGGTTCCCCTTGATCGACTGGGAGTGCGATGCGAATGATGCCTGGTGCCAGGAGGCCGAGGGTCTGACGCTGGTAGTCGAGCTGGAGCGCGCCTTCGTCGCCGACTACTTCCAGAGCCCGGACCTTGTTCGAATGCAGGTGGCTGGCTTCCAATGAGATGGAAGGCGTACCGGGGATCACCAGGGGAGAGATGTGCTGGGCGGCCAGGAGGGCAGCGACGTGGTGGTCGCCCCGAACTACATGCTCAAGGCGGAGGTTGAAGCCGAGCGCGTCGAGGACGTCCAGGTCGTGGGTGGCGAGGTCGAAGATGGGGTCCCCTCCGCGGTCGCTCGCATAGCCGAGCCGACGTATGTGGATATGGCGGACGGTGCCTACCCGGTGGAGGTGGTTAGCGAGGGCCTGCACCGCAGGGTTGAACCGCTCGGTGTAGCCGACGAGGAGGCGGCAGTCGTTGATGGCCGCGCAGTGCTGAGCTGCCTCTAGCTGATCGACGGTGAAGGAGCCGGGCTTCTCTACCAGCACATCCTTGCCGCGTTCGATCCAGAGTGCCGCTATGCGGTTGAGGTCTTCAATCGGAGTCGCCACGCACACGGCGTGGGGCCAGTCCACCAAGTCCTGCGTAAGCATGTGGTGCTGCGCCCCGGAGGTGGTGCTGGGGTCCAGCGTCTTTACGGCGTGGCCCATCTCCTCAAGGACGCGGGCGTGGTTCTTCCCCATCACTCCATAGCCGACAACAAGGATGTTCATGCCAGCGCCCCTACCATCGGGCGCATCGTCTCTGGGTCGATCCCGTAGTTGCGAAGCACCTTGGCGTTCTCCTTCTTCACGACGTGAGCGCAGTTGCTGCAGACGTCGATGTAGTCGGCCGTCAGCCCTTCCGGAGAAGGTGCCCATTTGGTCGGCACGCTCTTGGTCGCCTTCTTCGTGCAGCGGGTGCAGTAGCCGATCTCGACCTTGCGCTCGTCGCGGGTGGCGTAGTAGCGATACTGGTCCGCTCGGCGCTCTTCGTGGCGCAGGTCCGAGCGGTGGAAGATCTCGAGGTCGGTGAGGTCCAGGGCCGGCTCCAGCGTCCGGCGGTTCTGGCCCCACAGCCGGCGCCCATCTGGGGTCACGTAGGTCCAGTGGTTCGTCTTCACCCGCAGTCCCCGGATGGCGCGGAACATGATGCGGATGGGGTACCTGCTTTTCCGCTGCCATGCAGAAGGCGGAGGAGATGCTTCGTTGCGGGCCTCTACGAAAGTCACCTGGGCAACGTCGAGGGGGGTCTGTGCAAGGCGCTGGCGGAAGTCGTCAGGGATGGAGGTGACGGTCTCGTCGGCGTCGATTACGAGGTACCAGTCGTCCTCGGTGGTCACCTGTTCGCCTAGCTCGAACAGCATGGAGCGCTTCTGAACCTCGTTGCCCTTGAAGACTTCGGTCGGGGTGTAGATGTCGACCGGACAGAAGCCGTCGCAGGCTCCCCTGATCGCCTCTTTCTGGGAGGGATGGGACTGCGGGGTAGCACCCGGGTAGAGCGCGTAGGCTCCGTCCAGAGCCACAAGCCGATCGACGCCAGCGAGTTCCAGGCCGGCGACCATGTCGGCTAGCCACTCTGGGTTCTCTTCGTACCAAGAGAGTAGAGCGACGATCTGCATCAGCGGGCGGGCTCCAGCCCAGCCGCAGCTCGACCCTCGTTGATCGAGCACTTGCCCTCAGCGATCAGGTCACGTACCGGCCGAGCCGGAACACCCGCCCAGACCTCTCCGGCTGGAACGTCTTTGGTGACGACCGCTCCGGCTCCTACGCGGGCGCCGGCTCCGATCGTCCGCCAGGGCAGCACCGTCGCGTTTAGCCCGATGCGGGCCTCGTCCTCGATCGTCGCGTGCCCGCCGATCACGGCGCCGGTCGCGATCTCGACCGCGGCGCCGACGACGACGTCGTGCCCGAGGTGGGCGTGCTGGAGAAGCCAGGAGTTCTCTCCGACTTCGGTCGCCCGCTCGGTGCCGGCGTCGACGCTGCAAAAGGCGCTGATGGTGGCGCTCGGATGAACGACCGGCGGGATCGGCTCCCCGTCGAAGTCCCTCGACTCGGGAGCGCCGCCGATCCGGGCGCTGTGGTGGATCACTCCGGTTTCACGCATACGTTCGTCCTCCCGAATCTCTCGGCGTTGGGCAGCTCGCCGCGCCAGTAGGGGCGCATGGATGGCTGCTGGTGACAAGGGGGGTCGTAATAGGTCCGCCCCGTACCCCGGGGGTCGGCGCAGGTGACGATGCGGTGCCAGGACGACTCTCCCCCGAAGGTCGTCCGTTGAAGCTGATGGCCGCGGGTGGCGAAGCGTTCGGCTTCCTCCTGCTGTTCCTTCACCCGGGCCGGGAGTGCTGCGAGACGGATGCGAAGGGCCGCGGCCTGCAGCTCGTCCAGCCGGTGCGTCCCGCCGATCACCTCGTGCCGGCGCCCGTCGTGAGATCCATGATGTCGAAGGAGCCGCACCCGCTCAGCAAGGCCGCTGTCGTTCGTGGTGATTGCCCCGCCGTCGCCGACGCCGGCAAGGGTCTTCGACGGGTAGAAGCTGAATGCCGCGGCGGTGCCAAGGGTGCCGCACCTAGCGCCGAGGTAGGTCGAGCCGATCGCCTGACAGGCGTCCTCGATCACCGGCAGGCCGTAGTCGGCGAAGTCCTCCATCGGGGCCGGGTTGCCGAAGAGGTGGACGGGGACGATCGCGGCCGTCCTGCCGCTCAGGTGGGGGGCGACCGTCTCGGAGGTGATCACCCAGGACTCAGAATCGACGTCGCAGAAGACCGGCACGCCGCCAGCGTGTACGACCGCCTCGGCGGTGGCGATGAAGGTCAGCGCCGGCAGGATCACCTCGTCACCGGGCCCGATCACCGAGCGGAGGATCAGGGCGAGGGCGTCCGTACCGCTGGAGACGCCGACGGCATGGTCGGCGCCAACGTACTCGGCCAGCTCGTGCTCGAAGGTCTCGAGGTGCGGGCCGTTCACGAAGGTGCCGCTCTCCAACACCTCCCTGAAGGCGGCGAGGATCGCGGCGTGGTCAGCACTCACGCCGCCGCGACCCCGATCTCAGCCAGCCGCTTCTCCCGCAGCTCCGCTACCTCACCCTCACTGGGATCTCCTGCTATCCAGTCTCCTCCTGAGCATGGGGCACAGAAGGTGGATGGGTTGTAACGAGAGAGCTTGGCCCCACAGCTGCAATGACGATCTGCTGGGTAAGGGCCTGGTCTCCGTTCCTTTGGAGACTTGAGGGAGAGGACGGCCATCGTTCAGTCTCCGGTGTGGTCCTCGGCCCTGCGTTCCAGTGGACCAGGGGCGCTCTCGCTTTTGGGTCTCCAGGTGAATCCGACTGGGCGTGGGCGAAGAGGTGGGTCGATCACGGGCGCTTCGCCTCCCAGCCGGTGGCGAGCGAGTAGGTCTTCATGCCAAAGACCTCCCTGGTCTGGAGCGCGCCCTGCTCGACCAGTTCGTCCATGACAGCCTCGTAGCGGTCGTAGGTCTCCTGCGGCGGCAGATCCTCGTCCTCGGTGCAAGGCGGAACGGCCTCGCCCTCCTCGCATACCGCTGGCGGGTTCATAACCCGGGCGGTCTCAGGAAGCTGCGAAGCGAAGATTTCGATCACCTTCGGCTTCAGATCGTCGGCGCTCATCGGCTGCCGTCCTTTCGTGGTGGTGAAGCGGCCACCGGCTTGCCCTGCCCTGGCACCTTCCTGGCCTCCGGCCCCAGGGCTGGGGCGAAGTCGCGGTGGGTCGGCCATAACCGGCCCAAACGGAGCTCCATCTCGGCGTCCAGAGCGCCTGCCCCGCAGGGAGTAGTTAGGCCGCAGGCTCCAGAGGCTGGCTCGGCGGCGGGTGCTCGATCGTGAACGTGGGGGGGCCGCAGCGCTGTTGCCGCTCGCCCGGAGCCTGTCGGATCGAGTGTCGATTCGCCTGTACTGGACGACCCGTCGGCCTCGATAGCCAGGGTGGTCGGGGACGAACTCGATCACCTCGTCGGTGACCTCTCGGCCGAGGAAGTCATTCAGGTCCGTGTCTGGCTGTAGGTCGCACGTGCGATCGAGTACTTCGTGCGCTGACTGCGGGAGCTTCCGGCCGTGGCGCATAGCCTCGCTCGCCATCAACGCTCGCTCGTAGCGGTCCAGCTCGTTGGATACAGCGGCGGTCGAACCCTCGTCCGAGACCTCAATACGTATACGGGTCAGCATCCGCCGACCTCCTTTCTCCCCGGCTATCCAGCCGAAGATCGTTTGCGAAGGTGTGAGACCGAGCGATCCCCCTGATGGGGGTTCAGCGTCGGTCCTGAAGTTGTTCGCGTTCGGCGCGCCGCTTATCCGTCCAGTCGACATAGGTTGACGGGCCGTGCTTCTCACGAAACGGGGAGAAGTCGCGGTAGTCGGGAACGAACCCGCTGTTCTTGTGGTGGAGCACCATTTCGGCCGCGAGGCCTTCGGCGAGGTTCAGAAATCCAGGGATAGCGGGTCCGTCGAACCACTCGCCCACGAGCCGTTCCTGATAGCCGAGCATCTGGTGCAGCTCTCGCTCGAGGTCAAGGCCACCGACCAAGACGTGCAGCAGCTCCAACGGGTAAGGACACCCGGTCTGGAGCTCGGCCATGCGTGTCGTCACGTCCTTAGCCTTGCCAATCTTGATGGGCGTCAGTCCGTCGATGCAGATCACGTAGACGAAACAGGTCGCCGTTGACTTGATCCGCCAGTAGAGAAATTGGTCAACCCCTGGATCGGGGATGACGAAGGCCGGGCGAACGGTCGAGACGCTGGCCATTCAAGCCGTCCGGAGCACGGGTAAGTCAGAGACCCGAGCTAGGCGCAGCCGTATTGGGCTGGTTCGGCAGGGCTGGGGGCAGTATAGCCAGCGTTCGGATGTCAAACGCCGGTGCCTTTCAGTTCGTGGCTCTTCGCGGCTTTCAGCTTCCGCTCCAGCACCTTCACAGTTGACCGCTGATACTTCTTGCGGGCTTCCTGTAGTTGGCGTTCGATGGAAAGGCGATCAGCTCGCACCTTGCGCGTCGAATGCGCCAGGGCGCGTTTCATGTCGGCTGCGGCGTGCAGACGTCGGTGCAGCTTGCCCTCAAGGACCTCGCCCCCGTCGGGCACTGCTTGGTCCTCCGTCTGGGTATAGGCACCGTCCAGGCGCGCTCGCTCGATCTCGTCGCTCGTCGGCTCCGCTGCGTAGCCGTCCTCATCGGTCTTTGGCACCGAGCTTCCGCCGACCGTGCTCTTCATGAAGAATGATCGAAAGTCTTGAAGGACGACCTCGGTGCGCCAGCCCTTGAGGGTGCGGGTGAATGACTCGACTCGCACGCTCTGCTTGGCGCTCAGTTGAAGAATCTCGCCCTTCCCCCATGCGGGCTCAACCGGGCGGAGGATCGCGGCGGCCCTTCCACTGCGAAGGTCGGCACGCTCTCGGCGCGTGAGCTTGTGGGCGAAGTAGGACCAGTACTCGGCCTCTGCTTTGTCGAACTCTGCCGGCGGGAGGGCGCCGCGGCGAATGGCTGCTTTGAAGTCCCGTAGGGCGAGCTTGTAATCCGGCCACTTGGCACAGAGCCAACCCATCGTCCCGACTGGTGGCTGGGGTTCGGGCTGAAGGCGCCGGGGCGGCTCTGGGGCGCCAGCGTCATTACGGAACTCCTCGACCCGCACCGCCCCCCGGACGATGATCTCCCCGGTATCCAGATTGGGCCTCTCGACGCGGAGCTTGCCGGTTGGCTTCCCTTCGTCTGGGAGGTTCTCGAAGGTCGGAGGCGGGAAGTGCGGCTGAGGCTTGGTCTGCATTTCTCGCCTTTCTTGGTCGATGGTGGGGGTGGTGGTCCTGCTCATGCTGCGGATGGGTCCTCTCCGCCCCATTTGTCAGCGCCCGCGGCCCGTACGTCATGGATCGTGATCGGCTGCGGCGGCAGCCAGCCGGTGACGTTGGCCCCGGCCACGCAGCCACACGGCAAGTCCTCCCAGACGCTCCCCGACCAGTGGCCCTTGTGCTCAGGGCATGGCTCGGTGCGAAACTCTTCTCCGGCGTAGATGAGGCGAGCGAGCAGGTTGGACTTCACGATCGGCAGTTGAAGCTCATCCAGTGCGTCTAGGTAGTCCGTCCATCGCTGATTCTCCGAGTCCTCAGGTTCCCGCTCGATTCGCTGGGCGATGGCCTCCCGCCAGGCCCGGAAGGCGTTGCAGTACTCGCTGACCGCTCGGACCGGCTCGCCTTCGATCTCTTCCAGCCGAGCGCGCAGATGGGCGGCCTCGTCACTCACCACCTTGTGGATACGGTCCCCCACTACCCCGCTGCCCCCAGAATCAGATCAAGCTCGCCAGCGAGGACGCGGTGGACCTCATCCGTCTCAGTCCCTAGCCGGTAGTCCTTGCAGAGCTTGTAGGGGTCGAGGATGTAGGAGCGGACCTGTCCCTCCAAATGCCAGGCCGGGCCATGATCCAGACTGACCTGCGCAAAGCAGGTATGGCGGCGGCCTTGCTCATCGAACGGGCTGACGCGGACCAGCCGATGCACTCCGGCCTCGTGCGAAAGGTCGCCATCCCACGCCTGGTACATCTCACGAAGCATCTGCGCCCAAGCCTGCGAGTCGGTGCCACCCGCCCCAGCGGTGACCTCTACCACCCCGCCACCTCCACCCGCTCAATCGGAGGGGCTGAGGCTCGCTGGTTTTGGCTCTGGAAGTGGCTCAAGCTGCTGAGACCGGGATCGGCCCAAACAGCTCCGAGAAATTAAGCCGTGGGCTTCCCCAGCGATTAATTGTTTCGGCATCGTAGAGCGGCTGGCGGCGGAAGACGGGACGCAACGGCGTCTCTCCGTCTACGGCGCGCTCGGCGACGATCGGTTCGATGATGTAGCGGCCCTGCCAGGCAAGCTCGGCGTGGACGCGCATCCCTGGCTTAATCTCCTTGAGGGCGAATCCATCGAAGAGCCGCAGCAGCGCAGCCCTAGCGGCGTCAACCCCCTTTGCATCGTTTACCTCGCCTGCAATCGACTTGCGGATCTCAACGAGCGCCTCCAGCGTTTCTACCTCGATGTCCTGGAGGACGTCAAAGGCTTCGACTTCAACGCGTTGCTCTGCGAGGCGGCTGACCTCCGCCGCCGCACCCTCCAGATCAGTGGTGAGTTCGTCTCGGAAAGAGGCCCAGTCGTCAGCGGAGATCCTGTCGTCCATATAGTCGCGGCGAACGCGAGAGAGGCGCTCTTCGGCCCGCTGCTTCTCGACTTCTGCTTGGGCATGTAGCGCTTTGACCTCATCGAGTTTTTGCGACCGTGCCGCAGCGACCTGCTCGCGAGTCGCTTGGACGTCGAGGCCAACCTGCTCGAAGTAGGAATAGACGGCAGAGTCGATGGCGGCACGATTCACCGGAGCAACCGAACACGAGTCCGGGTGCTGATGGCGCCCGTAACAGGCATAGATTTCGTAGGGGTCGCTCTTGTCCCTCCGACTTCTGTCGTCGGTGCGCGGGACCATCGACGCGCCACAGACGCACTTGAGCATTCCTTTGCGGAAGAGATGCTTGCCCTTCGGCGGCCGTCCTCTCCCCTTCCCCGCTTTGCTCTTCGCCTTGCTGTCGAGGAGAGCGTTGACCTCGTCCCAGAGCTCGGGCGGGACAAGGGCCTGGTGAGTGCCGGGGAGCAACTCCCCGTTGTGGGGGATCATCCCCTTGTAGATCGGGTTGCGGGCTATGCGGGCGATGGTGCCCTGGTGCCATTTTGCTCCGGTGGCGGTTGGAACTCCGTCGGCTTCGAGCTGCTGGGCGATCGTTAGTTGCGGGCGTCCCGCGTGAAGCTCGCGGAAGATCCGGAGGATAGTTGGCGCCTCGCTGCTGTCGATCTCGAAGCCGTCAGCGCCGTACCGCAAGCCGAGGGGCTTCGGCCCGCCGGTCGGCTTCCCATCTCGGGTGCGCCGCTTCATCCCCTTCTGCACGGCGATCGACAAGTCGGCGGAGTATTTCTCGGCCATCTTCGAGGCCATCCCGACCATCGCCTCGTCTTGCACGTAGGCGTCGTCGTGAACTGATCGCAGCGTCACGCCAGCGCGCCTGCACAGCGTGAAGACCTCTAGCAGGGATCGGGCCTCCTGCTTGCGCCCCGAGCCGCGAGCCAGCCGCTCGGACTTCCAGACCCACAGCTCCGCCCCACCGCGCTCATCGGCAAGCTCCTTTGCCACCCGTAACGCGGTCTCAAGTTCAGGGCCCCGGTTCCCCTTCCAGCCGGACCTGTCGTCCTCGTGATGCTCAGCGACGATCTCCCGCTCCAACTCGCTCGCCCGATTGCGGCATTCCTCTAGCTGGGTTTCGTTCGAGCCTTTCTCGTCAGGAGTCGACTTCGAGGCATAGAGGACTGCGGGGATCCGCATGGGCGGCCACCCTACCCCGCAGCCGCCTGCCTGTGCAGGGCCTCGAGGATCACCTGCGTATTGGAAGCGGATCTTGGGAGTTTGAGCCGCTGGCGCAGGGCCTCCAGATCGTGTCCCATCTCCGCATACTGAGAAGGCGTCAGCGTCAGCAGCACCTCCATGAGATCTGCCGCCGGCGCGCGCATTTGAGTTGCGGCCTCCATCAACCGCCCTCCCCCTCTACGCTCAGCCGCTCGGCGAGGGACCTGGTCGTGTAGAAGGCCCGCTTCTCGGACTCGATGACGTGCACCTCGCCACTCACTCCGACCCCTCCAGTGGCTGGGGACCGAACAGCTCGCGATGAAGGCGCCGAGAGTCTTCGACCAGACCCGGGCTTTGTCGGACGCCGAATACTTCATCCCCTGCCAGCTTGAAGCGGAGGCACCAATACCAGGCCAGAAAAAGAGGTCGGCGCATCTACCCCGACCCCTCCAGTGCTAAGCGCCAGCAGCGAGAGGTGCCACCCGAGCTTTCGGTTATGCCGCTTACGAGAAGGCCGCGAGCCTCTAGACGTAGGAGCGCGAAGAGCGCGTCACTGTCGGAGAGATGCAGACACGCCGCCACGAAGCCCACGGACGCCCCGCAATCCAGCGGCCCCAGGGTCCGCAGAACGTCGTCGTCACTCGTCCACGTCTCGGTCATTTCGACCCCTCCAGTGCTCGGGAATTGCTGGGTGAGGTAGCGGCTCTGTCGGTTGCCAGTTTTCGCTTGTGGGCGTTGTGCTGGACGAGGCTCGGGAACCGCAGCCAACCGTAAGGGCCGCCCAGCACGAGCATGAGCGCGAGCGCCTTCCGGGACACGTACGGCGGGATGTAGTCGCCAAAGCGAGACTGGGGGACTGCGAGCTTCTGGGCCGCTCTCCAGCGCTCAGGGATCAGCCGCCAGACGAGTTCACCGATGGCCCACCAGGCCGTGCAGAAGGCGACCAGGATGCAGGCGCCTAGCACCACCCAGCCGATACCCAAAGCAATCGGGTTGAAGGCGCTCACTGCTTCCCCTCCAGTGCTCGGGAAGGCTCATCAAAAAGGCTGGGTACGGGTTGGGGCTGACAGAGGCGACGGGCTTCCTTGGGCTTCATCGCACCTTTGACGAGGCGGTCTTCTAGTTCGGTCGCCAACTCGCCCTTGACGTTCCAGAGTTTCTGGCCACCCCTGCAGGGGATCGGCTCGATGAAGACGTGGGCGCGCTCGATGTGCCATTCGAAGCGACCCGGTCGGTAGTCGCCGAAGGCGTGCTCCATAGGTTCACACTCACGCCGCTCGGCGATTCGCCCGGCGGTCATCGTGCGGCAGCCACCGATTTTGGCTATGCCGAGGATGGCGCCGTAGGGGAGGTCTCCGGGTAGCACCTCGGCGCGGCGACCGATACCGACGCTTGAGACGCAGTGGTAGAGGGCGGCTTGGAACATCGTCTGCTTCAGCGCCCTACGGCCCTCTGGCGGCAGCGTTGCCGTCGCGGCGATGGCTATCCACCCGCGGTCAGGCGTTCCCCAAGATCGGGTCTCGGTGCCCTTCCAGCCGTTCACCAGCAGGGTCGCCCAAGGCTGCCAGAGAGATAACGCCTTCACTTCGACCCCTCCAGTGCTTCATGCCCTAGCTGGGTGAGGGAATAGGACTCGTCTATTCCAAGCCGCTCGCTTACCAGGAAGCCTTCGTACCTCAGACCTTCAAGTCGCTCACGAGACGGTCGGCCCGTGATCGCAGCGAGGTCATAAGCGGTCAGCCCACCTTCCCGCTCAACAACCCTCAGCGTCTCTACCTGGGTTGGTCTAAGGGGCATCGGATTTCTCGCTCTCGTCGGTGAGGAAGTCGCTGACCATGCCCTCGCACTCCTGCTGGGTAAGGCGGTGGTGCGCGAACGCGTGGCCGACCTTGATAGCGAAGCCGGGAGACTCGCCGAGCACCTTGCGGGCGAGGCACCAGTGCGAGAGGAAGTGGTCGCCATCGGGCTCCATATCCACGATCCGCATTACCCGGTCGATGGCGCCGGGGTTCACTCCCCTAGCTCCTTTCGGACCTGATCGGCGGCTGCGTAGAGGGCGCTATCCCGGGAGAACTTCTGCGGGGTAGAGGTCGCCGACCGTTCGAGGTTGTGCGCGTCGACGGCCTCCAGCAGTCCCTCTACTTGCTGCCTTAGTTCACCTATCTCCCTTGCAGAAGCCTCCGCCATTGAGTCGAAGGCACCTTTGGCCCCGGCGAAATCGTGCTCCAGCTTCTCTGCCTGCTGCCTTAGTTGGTCTCGCTCGGCTTCAGACTTCGCAGCGCGTTTCTCGGCGGCGTCGGCGCGACTTCGCTCCAGGGCGATCTCTGCGTAAGACTCGTCCCCGATCTGCGCTTCAAGGGCGACGATCTCCTCGATGTAGCCCTCGCGAATCTGGGTCTCGTTCTGGCAGCTGAGATCGTTCACGCCTTACCTCTCTTTTGGTCTGAGGACTGCTGCTGGGTGGAGATGGAGGGGTCTTCGCGCTCGGCTTCGTCGGCGTAGCGGCGGAGCGCGTCGGCCATCTCTCGGGCCTGGGTGGGCGTGGCGCAGGCCAGATTGTGGACCGGTCGGTTGCCCTGCTCCCAGTTCGCGACCTCGACGGCTACGACGCACGGCTCGCCTACCTCCATGCGGTCGTGCTCGATGAGGACGGACCAATGCTCGCCTTCGTCCTCGCCCGACCAACGCTTAGGAATCGCCCCCTCCTCTACCCCGCCTTCCTGTCCACCGGAGGGGTGCTGGGGCCACCAGACGCGCCAGTTTTTCCCTTCTGCCTGATGGCGGCCCTGGTGACCAGGGTGGAGCCCGTACGAAAGATCGCCGGGAGTGTTCGGGGTGCCGTTCCTAGAACCGCAGATCGGCAATTCGCCCGGGTGATCTAGCAACTGCCTCAGCACCCCAACCGGTGCCTCGTAGTCACCGATCTCATCGAACTCTTTGAGGGCGGCCAGCGCTTCTGCTCGCCAGCCGCCCTCAGCTACTGATATGCCGTGGTTCGTCTTTCCGGGTACGGCGACAGGGACATCACCTCCTAGGGGTTGCTGGTTCCCGTCCGAATCGGCGCTGCCCGAACTGCTGGGATTGTCAGCGCCGACTCCGGCGGGTTGCTGGGTGAAGTGGTGGAGGGCCTGATGGACGCGGGCGGTTTCGCCGGGCATGGCAAGTTCAGCCGACCGCTCGGCAAGCTCCTGGTCGGCCTCGCGCATCAGGTCGAGCAGGGCGTTCGTCTCATCCTGCCCGGGGACCTCTTCGAGTTTCGCCGAGAGCCGCTCATTGACACCCTTGTAGACCTTCAAGAGCGCCTCGGCCTGCCGCTCCTCCCCAGCCTCAGGAACAAGCACCCGGACTCTCAATGGTCCTCGATGGGCCGAGCCAAGGGGCGGTTCGTGGGCTTCGCAGCGGCTTCCCTCCGGCCCGGTAGACCCGCACTCCGGGCACCTGTAGAGGAAGAGCTTGCCGCCCTCTTCGTAGACGTAGGCGGTTAGGTGGTTCATGCGAGGTCTCCTGCGATCCGGCCGCGTCGGAACTTGACAGCGCCGGGGGTGCTCGACTTGCAGCGCACCCACGGGCAATAGGTCCCGGTTTCGTCCCAGAAGTCGTAGACGTCCTCAGCGGGTTTCGTGGTCGTGCACTCGGAGATCGGCTCGCAGCACCAGTTGTCATCGCCGCCCGCCGGGTGCTCGCACTCGCACCGTTCCTGTCGCCATTCTTCCTCTGCCTCCTTTGGCCACCAGACCATCCAGTAGGTCTCCATGCGGACCTCGGTGAACTCGCAGTCGAGGGCTCTCGCCATCTGCGCTCGGTCCCTCCCGTAGCTCTCGCTCGCCGGGAAGATCGTCGGTTCGGCCTGATACATCGGCTGGGTCATGTAGTGGTCGCCGGGAGACGGTTCCTTGCGCCAGTCACGCTTCGCCTTCGTTGCCTCAGCCATTACGAGGTCTCCTTCTGCTGCTGGGTAGGGGTGGGGGCTCTCAGTTGGTCGGGCGTCGAGAGGACCGTCCAGCCTTTGCAGGACCAGAGCACGTACTTACTGGTGAAGCCGATGACGGGGCCGGGCGGCCAGAGCATGCAGGTGACTAGGTCGCCCTTTTCCCACTTGCAGTCCGGCGGCCTGCGTTCAGCGGAGGGGGCGGGAGTCGAACCCGCAGTCCCGCTTTCGCGGGGTGACGCCTTAGCAGGGCGCTGGCTAGCCATTCGCCTTCCCCTCCCAGTCGGCCTGAATCTCGGCCTGAGCCTCTGCTTGTTCGAGCCAGGCTTCGTCGTCTTCAGTCCCCTCCTCACTCTCTAGATCACTCCAGGGGCTTATTAATTCGCTGCCGTCTGATAGCTGGGTGGTGGTGCGGGATTGGATGCGGACGTTGGTGTAGCTATCTGAGTTGCGATAGCCAACGCAGCGACGGCACGCTTCATCGAGATTGGCGCACTTGCCGATTAGCTCACCGCCTCCGGCCGTATCGGCGTAGATCCGATGTTCGTCCCGCTCCTCTACAGGTGGAGAGTCGAGTGCGGCTCGAAGCTTGTGGCGAGCGCTGGTCTCCTCGGCCTGCCTGCCTACGAAGCGGCGATTGGTGGCGAGGGCTTCGATCTCTCGCTCGGTCAGTAGAACCACCACGCGTCTCATTGCTGGCCTTTCTGTTCTGCGAAGTCCTCTAGCCGTTCCAAGATCGTCGCGATCCGGGCCTCCTCCTCGTCGGTGAGGTCCGCCTTCCAGACACGGAGCATCAAGCGGGCCTCCTCAACGCTTAGGACATTGGGTGCCTTGGCGGGGACGACTTCGACGGGTGCTATGTCATGGGTCTCGCGGGCTTCGATTCCAGCGGCGTGGACACCCGTCGAGAACGTGTCGCGGTAGTAGCTGCAACCCGGGTGGGTGCAGGCGTAGATGATGTACGGCTTGCTCACCGTCGCTCTCCTTTGTCCTTGGTGTGTGCCGGGAGTTCGCCGTCTTTCCTCAGCGAGGCGCGGCAGTGCAGGCAGGTGACGACCTCTGGCGAGGAGTGATTGGCGACTTCGACCCAGCGGTTGGTGCTGGCCAGGGCGCCGCAGAGCGTCAGGTTGAAGCCCGGTGCCGCGTGGATTTTCCGCGACGGCTTGTATTCGACGGTGCGAATCGAAGCCATCAGCGCGGCCCTCCGAACGTCCAGAGCGTTAGCTTCACCCAGCCACAGAGGATCACCAGAAAGACCGGCAGGCCGATGAGCAGTTCGACCGCCGGACTCACGACTGGCCCTCACTATCGGTGGAGGGGAAGGCGGCGTCGAGGGCTGCTTCCTGATCGATCCGGGCCAGCCGCATCGCCTCGTCGCGTTCCTTGTCCGACGCCTTCGACCAGTCGTCGAGGCAATAGCCCCACTTCCGGCAGGCAATCTTTAGCGCCAACGGCACCAGCGCCGCCTCACCCAGCAGCACCTCCTTTACCTCGCTGAGGGGGACGACCTCGACCGGAACGGCGGGGTGAAAGATGCGCCCGAGGAACCCGCCTTGCGGATTGTCGTGGTAGTGCCCGCGCTCTCCGTCGGGACCGTAGAACGCCGTGTTCGCGCCCTCGCCGCACTCCGAACAGAACCACTGCGTCCAGCGCCTCACGTCTTCTCCTCCCGAGGTTCCGAGGGGGCGGGCTTAGGCTCGGCTCGGTAGCGGGTGCCGAACTCCTCTGCGGTCATGGGCCAAATCTCGTTGCCGGTGCCGTCGAGGCGACGGACGATGTAGTCGCCCTTGTTTGCCACCCCGCCGGGGGTCCCCACGAGATCATCTGCGTTGGAGAAGCCGCCCATGTACCGAGGAAGCTCCGGCTCCATGAAGGCGACGATCTCCTCAATGTTGTCGCCGGTCCAACGGAGCGCTTCCACCGGTTCGGAGCGGCATACGAATCGCTCAGCCATTGTCGCTGCCCTCCTGTACCTCGGCCTGTGGTGAGGGAGGCTGGGTAGACGCGGGAGGCGGAACCCGTTCGAGATCTTTCAGCGCTGCCTCGGCGGCCTCCGCGTCGCCCCCGTCGAGCCAGTAGAGCGCTTCGGCGATCTGGGTGTCGCGCTCATCCTTCCGTTCCTGTTCGCGGCGGATCAAGCACTGAGCGGCCTCCAGCGCATCGCGTAGCTCGTCCTCGTCCGTCTTGTAGCCGCGCAGGATGCCGCAGACCTCATCCGCCGAAACCGGCTCGGGTCTTCCCTCCTCCACCCCGCCGCTGTTCCCTGGTACTGGCTGGCCAACGGTTTGATCGAAGAGGCGCGGATCGTCCTTCAGGAGATCCTTGGCTGCGGCGTACTCAATCCAGTCGTTGTCCTCAGGACCGCCGTCGGGCTCGTCGCCGCACCCGCCGATGAAGTCGATTGCCCAGCCGAGCGAGGACCGGTAGAGACCGAGCAGGGTGAGACCGCCCCCCGGCTTCTCGAAGACCGGCAGCTCCCCGCTGTCCCCCGGTGACTCCGAAACAGGCTGGGTGGCGAAGAACTCTTCGGCGTCGCGGGCGGCGAATTCGTACGCCTTGGCCAGGCCCTCGTAGTAGTTCCAGGTGGCCTCATAGGTGTGGCCCGCCTCCAGCTTGCCCGAGGCGTGGTCGTCCTTTTCGGCCTGCCGCGTTTTCGCCCGTTCCCGCTGCCACTTCTCGGCGGTCTTCCTCAGCTCCGAAACGAACCGCTTCGCCTCCTCCCCCAGTAGCTCGGGGGTGGACTGGCAGTCGGCCCGGAAAAGGGCGAAGTCGAGAATGTCGTCAAGCAGGGCGAGGCGGGTCGCGTGCCACATCTCCGCCTTCTTGCTATCCGTGTTGGCGCCCTTCTTTCGTTCCTGCTCGCGTAGCTCCGTCAGCCGCTCGCGCACCTGCTCCAGCCCGCACCGTGGTACCTCAGGGTCCGCCGGGGGCTGGGTAAGGACTGCTTGGATCGCGTCGCGGACCTCGGCGGGGATGCGCTTCTCGGCGAACGCGTTGTACTTGTCGCTCTCCTGAATGCCGAGCGCGACCCGGGCCGTGTATCCAGCGTCGGCCGTCCAGATCATGTCGTCGTTGACGTCGGCCTCGCCGAACCCCGGGATCTCTTCGTTGTCGCCGTCCTCGTAATTCCGGTGGTCGGCGTAGAAACGCAGGGCCACTTCAAGCGTCCGGGTCCGCTCCTCTACCTCCTGCTGGGGGGAAGTGGATGAGTCTCGAAGCCTGTTCAGGTATTTCAGGAGCGCGAGAAGAGCCGCCCGCGTACCTCTGATGAAGGGCGTCTGCGGGTCGATCTTGCGCTGCTTCGCCAACCGTCGCTCGACCTCAGCCCTTACCTGCTCGTCTCTTTGGGATAGAGCTGCCTCGGCTTGGACCTTGGCGACGCGCTGCTCTTGGACGTGGGCGCGGGCCTGGTCTAGCTGGCGCTCTACTTCCTTTAGGCGCTCCTCGGCTTTCTCCCGCTTCTCCTCGCAGGTGTTGCAGCCCTGTTCGGCGAACGCCTCCCGGCACTCCTCCAGCCGCTCCTCCCATTCCTGGTCTATCTGGGAGCGGATGGCTGGTAGGGCGGGGGCGAGTTGCTCGCGGATGTCGTCGCAGAGGCGCTCGTCGCCCTTGTGCATCTCCCCGCTGCAGTAGTAATCAGGCTGGCGGTTGTAGAGATCCTGGAAGACCGCCAATACGGCGTCTTTCGGTACCTCGCCCTGGCTCGGGTTGGGGCTAGGCTGGGACATCAGCGGCCTCCCTGACGGCGCGTTCCCGCTCGGACTCGACGGTGATCTCGCCCGTTCCGTCGCAGCGCTCGCAGCAAGTAGCGCCTTGGGCGATGGGATCGGCCATTTCGCCGCCGCCCTCACAGTCAGGGCACTCCCACCGAACCGGCCCGTAGGGACCTCGCTCAAGAACGATCATCAGGGACCTCCTCCACGCCCTCGCCTCTGAGGGCCTCGGCAATCGCTTCGTCCAACAAGGGCTGGGCCTCTTCCTGTTCACCGACCGTGCCGGTGAGCTTCTGAAGCGTCGAGCGGTTGAGGTAGACCGGTATCTTCGCCCCTACCTGCCCCTGGCTCTGGGGGTTCTCAGACATCGTGAGGCCTCCCCGTCGCCGTCATCGTCCCTAGCGCAAGGGAGACCTCTAGGACTTCTTTGCCGTCGACCAGCACCGTTCGTCTGACCGTGAATCGGTCGCCGGCGAGTTCCCGCTTCTTGTCGCGCTGGATTTCAAAAAGGAGGCGACTGATCCCAGCGACCAGATCGGTCTCGCTGGGGACCCCTCCCGACCACCCCCACTGCCGTTCTTGGTAGATCCTGACGGCGCTGCTAGCGGCTTGGGCGGCGAGGGCTGCTATTTCAACCTTCCCCACGGTGTGGATCGTCTTGGTCTCAGGGCTAGTTGGCATGGTCGGTTCCTCCGGCAGGCTCCAGAGAACTCATCCGCTTGATGAGGTCGAGAGCCGAGTCGAGGAGCGCCGTCTGGGTCGGCTGGAACTTCTCGCCGAACTTCTCTTGGTAGATCGGCTTCAGCTTCCGGTACACCGCGCCGTAGACCCCGGGGCGCCAGGCAGCGGCAGCGACGGCGTCAGCGTCAGCGACGGCGACAGCGACGGCGGCAGCGTCAGCGACGGCGGCAGCGTCAGCGACGGCGTCAGCGACGGCGACAGCGACGGCGACAGCGACGGCGGCAGCGACGGCGTCAGCGTCAGCGACGGCGACAGCGACGGCGGCAGCGACGGCGGCAGCGTCAGCGACGGCGGCAGCGTCAGCGACGGCGTCAGCGACGGCGACAGGCTTCGTGATGCCCCGCTTTTTCAGCTCAGCCTTGACCGTCTCGGTCAGCTTCTCTTTCCACGCCCGGCGCCTCTCCCAAGCCTCGTCGCGGATCTTGTAGATGAGGGGCCGGGCCTCACCGAAGGACTCGGCCGTCATCTCAGGGAATGCGCGGAGCTGAGCGGGTGCCTCCTCGACGCCGGCCAGCTCCAACCAAGTCGGCAGGGCAACTCGGACCGACCAGTCGGTGATCATCCAAGCGCGGTCCTCGTCTCGACCGTCCCCTGCGGTTCCGATGTCATCGAAGCTCGTGTCTTTCAGCTTTTGCCGAAGATCAACGGGGAGAGCATCGTTCAGTCGTCGCTTAAAGGCGCTGATCACGGGGGAGCAGTCTTCGGGACTGTCACCCCAGGGAAGACCTAGAACCCAAGAGCGAATCTCCCGCTCACACCCTTCGGGATGGGTGCAATCAGGGGCAGGCGCGGGGTGTTCCCCCGACTGCAACTTGATCTCGGGGAGCAGCGCCAGGCGCTCGGGGAGGGGTTTCAGGGTTGCAGGCATTGAGCCGTTCCTTCCGGGGCAGCCGATGCCGCCTCCTCAGTGGTTTGTTGAGTTGAAGAGGGGGAGTCGATGATCTGGAGGTCGGGGCAGCGCCAGACATCCGGTGCGCGCTCAAGCTCAGCGATGACTAGGAAGCTGTGTGCCCCTTTGCGGCGGATGTAGAGACGAGGCACGTACGGACCCCAGCCGGAGAGGAAGCGGCTGATCACGCCCTCCCCTCGCCGGTCGTGCTTTACCGGCGTGCCCACAGCCAGCAGCCGCCCACCTTCGCTACCTACGGAGTCGTAGACCTTGGGGGTGTTCATGCTGAGCTCCCCTCGATCTCTGAGATCACATCTTCTACGGTCATCTGGTTAGAGCCCCCCCCCCTGAGATCCCCGGCTCTGAGGGGTCCGTCAACCGGGCCTGAGCCGGAGGCATGTGGACACCGGTCTCGGGCGCCCGCAGGATCACGAGGCAGCACCCGAAGGGCGGACGTTCATTCGGTTTGACGACGAGCTGACCAGGCCTCAGGAAGCGCATCCGGCCGGACAGGAACTCGACCTCGAGAGTGCCAGCCCGACGGTACGGCTCGACCCAGCGCTGCCACCATCCCTGCTCGGTGCGGTTCGCCGGAAGCAAGAGGACCACGAGCTCAGCGCCCCCCCCGTGGGCCTTTTCAAGCCACGGTTCGATGTTGGAGTACGGCGGATTGCAGTAGACGCGCTCGCCGGTCCAGTCTTGGGCCAACCCGTCTTCCTCGACGGTGTAGAAGCGCGGGAGCTTGGCGTTCACCGGCGAGGCGGCGACGTCGATCGAGAAGTCGAAGCGCTTGTGCAGGGGGGCGAAGTCCTCCGGCGTCGTGGCGCGATCGTCGATGTGCGGACGCGGCCCGTGCCGATCCACCTGCTGGGGGTGGTTGCGAGCGTGAGATCCGACCAGGCTCAACTCGCCACCGCCTCAGGCCGTTTCGGGCACTTCCGCTCTAGCTCTACCTCAAGCCCCCAGTCCTCCGCGAACTCCAGAACATGACCCGGAAGCGCATCGAAGGGCACGTACAACCGCGGGGTGGCGTTGGAATCGAAGCGAGGGTGGTGTCCGGTGCAGCCGAGGCGGGCGTTGCGGGGGTCCCATGCTGCGAGGTTGACCAGCTCTTCGCGCAAGTCCTGAGACATCGGGACGTTCCAGCCATCCCAGTAGTCCTCGACCTCGGCGCGGAGCAACATCGCCCCGACTGCCTTTTCCACCCGCTGCCGATTGATGATGTGGCAGCGCTCCAGCTTGTTCGTGCAGGGTCGATCCTCGTCGTCGAACTGGGCTAGCCAGCAGCCGTAGGGCTCGGCGCTCCGCACGGCCTCGGCCGCTTCGCGCTGGTCGACGCCAAGTGCGAAGCCTTCGGGCAGCCAAGCAGGGACGGCCGGAGTGCTGGGGCGTGGCGCTGCCCGTCGAGGGCGACGCTCTGCCGCACGCTTCGGGCTGACCCGAGCGAGGGGCTTGCTCCGCTGCAGTTCCTTCTCGTAGCGGAAGCGGCCGTGTCCGTCAGGGCACTCGCCCGGATGGCCTTGCGACATGCCGCGTTCCTCTACGCAGCCCTGGGGGCAGATGTAGCGCATCAGGCCCTCACCGCCTTGCCGATCCCACGGGCCTTCTCCCACTCGCCGACGCCCTTAGCGATGAGGTGGCGCTGGCGCTCGGTCAGCTCGCCGAGGAAGCGGCCCTCGTTGGCATCGGCGGCGGACATGATCCGCCTGAACTTCTGGCTGGGGAAGCGGTGGTGCGCCAGCACGATGTCCGCGACGGGCATCCGCTCCAAGCAGGACGGGACCTCGGCTCGGAGCAGATCGGCGACGGAGACCTCGTCGGCTTTGATCTGGCGCTTCAGCTCGTAGCGCTTCAGGCGGACCTGGTTGGCCACGGCAAGGGCTTGAAGGTGCTGGCTCATACCTCACCACCGCCCGAAACTCGCCAGTCCGGTCCCTCGACCTTTACCACTCGGCAGTAGCCAGCAAGCCGGCTCATCAATGGCTCCCCGTACCGCTTGCCGATCTCCGAGGGCGTCAGGTTGGTCGTCACCAAGAGCGGCGCGCCGGCTTGTTCCCGGGCATCGACGGCAGCAAAGATCTGTTCGATGCCGAAGTCCGTCGGCCGCCCCTTGTCGAGGTCGTCGAGGACAACCGCGCCGCTCCCAGACAGCACGTGCAGGGCGGCAGCGCGGGACTCATCGTTAAAGCTCGCACCGAGCTTTGCCATCGCCCGGGCAACGGAGAGGTAGGCGCAGCTCGACTCCGATAGACGGGTCCAACAGGCTGCGGTTGCCAGGCGAGTCTTCCCGCGGCCGGTGGGGCCGGTGAGCATCAGGCCACCAGATTCTTTCGTCCCTGCCCACTCCCGCAACGCGGCGAGCGCGTTCTGCTGGCCGTTGCGAACCTGGAGGTCGTCGAGCCCGAAGCCGCGCAGCTTCACGGGCAGGCCGCAACGCTCCTCCCGTTGGGCGCGCTCAACGGCGCGCTCCGCGGCAGCTTCTTCGGCCAACGCCTTGTTAATACACGCGTCGCACTTCGGCGAGCGCTTCATCATGCCCCTGACCCAGCGAGCCCCGACCGAGTCGCCTTTGGGCATCGTTAACCTCAGCTCAGCGCCGCATCCGATGCAGCTCGTCTCCAAGGTAGCCGTCGCGTTCACGCCGCCGGCTCCATGACCGCGTCGTAGTCGGAGAAGTCCTCGGTGGTTGCATCCTGGCCTTGTGGTCTGGACTGCGATCGCTCGAGCCACTGGCGCCACTTCCAACTGACGTCATCGAGAGCCCGCTTCTCACCGGGCCCGTCGATCCAGTAGTGGGCAAACTTCTCTGCCTCTTCGGTCAGATCAAGGTGGGAGAACGACTCGCAAGCTCGGTCAGTCGCCTCGACCTTCGGAGACGACACACCGCGGGCAAATGCAACTCGATCCAGAAGCGCGAAGATGTTCTGGTGCTGCGCGCCCGCCCCTGCGGGCGCTTCACCTTCCTCTTCCTTATCCCTTTCCACTTCCCTTTCCGGGTCGGAGGGCTCCGGTACTACTACGGGACTGTTACGGGAATCAATGGAATCGGCTTGAGGAGGGGGAATCTCGGAGGGTCGAGGCTTATTGATGACCTGGTGCTTACGGAAGTTCACGCATTGAATGAACGGCTCGCCCTCGGCCTCATAACGGATGATTAGACCAGCGTCGGAGAGTTCCCCTAACCACTCCCGTAGGAGTACGGGAGTCACGTCTTCGTCTTCAGGGAAGACCTCGCCGATGATCCACTGGATGAGTTCCTGAAGTCTGCCGTCATCATCGGCGAGGTTCCACAGATGGATATTCAGCAGTCGCGCATCTCGCGAGACCGAGCGAACCTTCCGGTGTTTCGGATAGCTGGGCTTCACCGTTCTGATCCGCGGCACCTACGCCGCCCTCTGACTGGTCTCGAGAACCTCAGCGATGCGAGCCCGAACCCCATCGGACCCGCCGTTCTCCCCGATCAGATGCTCGGCAACCGTGATCGCGGCAGCGATGGTCGGGGACCGCCATGCGTAATTCCCTATCGCAAGGCCGGTGACCGGCTCGGTGACCGTCCAATAGGACTTGCTGAACTTCGGAGTCGCTGAGCCAATTTCCGCCTCATTCGGGACCGGGGAGAGCGCGCGGTGGACCACCATGTCGATTCCGGCCACATGGCACGCGTAGCCCTCAACTTCAAGGCGTGGGCCAGCATCCACATAGACACAAGGCGGCAGCGCGATCGATACCTTCTTCCGCTCCATCTACGCAGCCCAGCTCTCTGGATCAGGCTCAGGGAGTAAGGACAAAGGGGCGGGCTCCCCAGGGGTCGCATCGACTGGCTCCGCCATTGACATCGGAGCCTGGCCCCGACCCCCGGGGATCTCCTCACCCGAATGGACACCGCCGGCATGCTCCTTCGCTGCAGAGGCTCGGGCAACGGTGTCCACTCCGGCGAGTGGTTTGTCGGGCGAAGCGGTGCTGGTGTCGGAAGGGTCGACGAACCCCGGTGCCCGGTCTTCACCAGCACCGCTACCGGGACCAGTCAGCCCGGCTTCGCCCGAACCAGCGCTAACGGGAGGTGCCGAGGTGAAAGATGAGACCTCGGCGGTGCTTCGCTCAGAAGAGCCTCCATGCCCGTCCCCACGGGTGTCAGCGCTGGTTCCGGCGATCTCCTTCTGGAGGTCGGCAACCAGACCGGGCAGCTCCGCCCGGCCCTTTGCAGTGATTTTGTAGATCCAAGCTTTGCGGGCGTTGGCTGCCGCGTGGGCGACTTTGCGAAGCACGCCCGTGGACTGCATGTAGCCCCGGGCGCGCACTGCGTTGATCAGCGTCCCCTTTACTTCGGAGGCGATCGGAGGCACTTCGAGGGCGTCCAGATCATCCGTGTGGAAGTAGCCCGTGGAGAGCAGGGTTCGGTGGACCTGGATTTCCATGACGAGACGCCAGCGGTCCCGCTCCTTCGATTCGGATTGGAGAATGCGGGCCTCGTCTACGGACCTGACATTGCCTCCGCGGCTTCCTACGCCTCCGCTGACGGGCGTTAAGTGCTTATCCGTAGCCGTGCCGCTCCGGCGCTGTTCGTTGTGCCAGGCGTTGTTGCAGTCCTTGCCGCAGAAACGGGCGTCTGCACGGTGGGTGATCAGGTGCTTGCCGCACTGGTCGCAGGTGCGGGTCATTGTGCCCGTCTCCGCTTAGGGAGTACGCCCAGTCCGGGGAATGCGAACTCCAATTCGTTTTCGCCGCCGACCGTAAGTCGGTAAACATCGATTATTCCTTCGCGCGGCTTCCGCTCAATTGGCGGGAAGGTCTTGCGACTGATTCTCTGCAGCCATGCTGCGGTCTGCTGCGCTGAACATTTGAAGCCACAGACTTGCAACATGTAGGCAACCTCGTCTGCACAGGTCCACTCGCGCGGGAAGCTAGCGACGATCAGAATGATCATCTTGTCCGTCGGCTTCACGCCGCCACCTCGGACCGCTCCTGCGACTCCAGCTTCCGGACCACCTGGCGAGACCGAACCCAGCGCCAGGTCACCCAAGGCTCAACCGGCCTTACCTTCAGAGTCCCCGGCTTACCGAATGCCTCGACGGTTGCCTTGAAGGTGACGCCCTTGACGGAGCATTCGATGAGGTCACCCTTCTGGAGGAAGCGGGTCTCCATCAGTTGCCCAGCCCCTCGGAGGGTCCCGCCTGATTGCGGTAATCCCGCATCCCGACGATCAGGGCGTTGACCTCCTGCTCACCCGTTCCCAGCGACTTCAGGAACTTGATCAGGCCAGCGTCCCGCTCAGCCTCAATGGCGGACTGGATGCAGCGGGTACCCATCGCGATCGCCTCGGCCGGGGACATCTGACCGAAAGGCTGTTCGTTGACGAAGGTGGTGACGAAGGCTTTGCCCTCGACGGTAACCATGCCCTGCGTCTCGAAGACGCCACCCTTCGCCATCACCGCTCCACCGCCTTGAAGGTGTCGGCGCGCCCAGCCCCTTCAGCCGGGATCCGCTCGACCAGCTCGACGTCGCCCAGGACTCGAAGGTCGTAGAGAACCCCGGCGGTTTTCTGGTCGAGCTCGCTCGCGATCTCATCGACCGTTGCCGGCTCTATCCCGTCACAGAGGTAGTCGTAGATCTTCTTTCGGGAGTCGCTTTCTAGGGCGACGGTCTGGCGGGTATTGAAGTCGGTGGCCATCAGCCCCGTACCTCCCCAGCCCCACACAGGCATCTGAAAGAAGCCGACTGAAGAGAGCACCCGCACTGAATCCCTGACGAACTATGGGCAGGTACGGGTTTAGGTCGAGGACCGAGCGCCCATGCTTCAAGAGCACGCTCTGCCTCAAGGTCGACGGGCCAGTAGCCGTTGCTCTTAGGACCGAGGGCCACGGCTCACCCCCGTCTCTTTGAGCCATATGCGGACGCCCGGGATGGCCTGCAGGTTCACGTCACGGTCCTGGGCCTTGGCCAAGGACTTCTCCGCCTTCGCCGCGGCGTCGATCGACTTCTTGTTGAAGGTCAGGTGCTGTGGTTCCAGCTTGGAGAGATCGGTGACCTCCCATTCGATGGTGGTGCTGGTGCCAAAGGCGGCGATATCGCCGCGAAGCTGTTTCGGATGGACCTTCTGGGCGGGCTCGGCGACCGCTGCCTTTGCGGCTTCGCTGTGAGCCTCAGCAGCCGCACGCTGGGCCTCGGAGTTCTGCTGTTCAGCTTCGGCTTTCCGAGCTGCCTCCGCTGCAGCCGCGGCCTTCTCTTCGGCCTCTTTGTGGAGGCGATCGCGCTCTGCCTTTTCCTCGGCTTCACGTTCACGCCGCGCGCGCTGGATGAAGCGGACGCCCTTTGCGTCGAGTGCGGCGATAGCAGCGTCGACCGGGGAGAGCACCTCTTTGTAGTGACCGTCGATGTGCTTGCCGGTCTGTTCGTATGGCGCTTTGACTTTTTTGCGGCCTTCGTCCGCCGCCTTCTTCACGTCCTTCAAAGCCTTGAGGGCATCGGCGCCTGCGTTGGCCTCGCCACGGTCTCTGTAGTCGGACGACTGGCCGAATCGACGGGCGCGGATCAGGGCCGCCTCAACGTCCCGTTTGTCGCCGAGGAACTGCTTCTCCTCCCGTACGTCGAGGAGGGGTTTGACCTGATCGCTAGACACTGGCCGGCTCCCTCTCCTCATCGAGTGCGGGCGGGGTGCGATCCTCGGGCCGCTCCCACACGGCGGGCGGGTGGTCAGACTTCGGAAGTGGCCGCTCGTGTCGAGCCGGAGATGCTTGTGGTGCCTCGGCGGCGCGGTCCTGCTCGTCAGCGATCCGCTGCGCCTCCGGGCTAGGAGCTTCTGCCGGCGGCGCGGGCTCAGCCTCCGGGTCGGTTCCGAATGGAATCCCGAGCAGCTTTGCGAGGAAGTACTTTTCGCAGCCGGTCTGAGCCTTGAAAATGGCCTTGTCACCAGGAGCGTCATGGCCGGTACCGGACCAGCGGCGCTTCAGCGTTTCATCGCCTTTGGTGTCGATGACCTCGAACTCCATGACGACCACTGCGATCGCGAACCCCTGCTGGCTGAAGTGAAGCTTCTCCTGCACCACCTGGGGGACGATCAGGATGTTCTTCTTCTCCAACTGCTTGGACGCCTCGGCAAGCACGTCCTCGAAGCGGGCGAAGTAGTAGTCGCCGCTCTCGCTCTGGCCCTTCTTGTCGACGGCCTCGGCTGCTTTGCGGGCGAGGAAGAGCTTGCGGTAGAGGGACTCGCTCACGACTCCAGCCTCCGCAGCGCCTCAGCCGCCTCATCGACCGCAGCGAGAGCTTTGCTCGCTGCCATGTTCAGCTCGGCCATGCCCTCTTGCTCGCGGTTGGCGTCGGAGAGCCTCGACGCTTCGACCATCTTCTCCCTGGCGCAACCACAATCCGACTCCAGGACTCGCCGTAGTTCGGGGTCAAGAGGGACGGATGGCGCCGGCGCAATCGCCTCGCCGAGCGCCTCGATCTCCTTCCACATCGCGACCTCTTGGAGGTGGCCATTGTCTGCCGCCTCCAGGGCCTCGGCGCGATCCCGTTCGCGGATCATCTCCCCGATCGGTCGCGGCTCTCGTCGGTGTGCAAAGGCCATCTACCCAGCCCTCCTGAGGAGTTCGTTTTCTTCGCGGGCTTCCCGGCGAAGTTCGTGCTCATTGCGTGCTGCAGCAAGGTCGATGTGGGGCTCGCGAGGAAGCTGGATGCGCGGCGGTTCTTGGACCGGGTAGCGCCTGCCGTTACGGGTCGTCCACTTGTAGGCGACGACGCAGAGAAGGACGAACAGCAGCGAGCAGGTAACAGTGATCGCCATGAAGGCAAAGAGGTACTCCCGCGGGGAGTTGATGAACAGGAAGGCGAGCGAGGTCACGACGGTCCAACCTCCTTAGCCCAGTACGCGATGAAGTCAGGAACCGCCATCCGATTGTCCAACGGTCCGGGAAACGGCATCCGGGCAGCGAGCATGTAGGCGAGGAACTCGCCGCGAGCGGCGTCTTCCCAGTCGAGATGACCAAGGGCGCGGGCGACCGCTACTTCAACCTGATGCGGACGCAAGAGCGTCACGCCCTCAATCCGGCCGTCCTCTTCCACCACCACTGGGGCCACTCAGACCACCGCCTTTGCCGGTACGTCCTGCCCACAGAAAGGGCAGTGGCCATCGACTGCAAGATTTTCGGAAGCAGCGACCCGCGAGAGACCATCGCCGCCCCCTTCACTGCTCTTCGACGGAACCCCAGAGGTAGGAGAACAAGTATCGGTCTCTGCTCGCGGGTCGAAGTCTTGGGGTGATTGGAGGAAGGTCTTCTCGAGCCAGGTGCAGATGCCCTCGGCCACGTCCTCGGCAGACGCGAGCGCAAGGTCCCACTGACCAGCGACCAGCGCGATCTGCTCGCCCAAGGGTCCGTCAATGCGATACCGGCGTCCCTCTTGGGTGACTAGCTCTGCTTTGGCCCGCTCCTGGATCTCTCGGATCAGGGACTCTCGGGTGGAGAGCTTGCCCGTAGCGATGTCCTTGAGCTCGGGCATCTAGAGACGCCCCTTGGAAGCGAGGTAGGCAAGGAAGAAACCGCAGCAGCTCCACCCGGCAGCGAAGAAGACCCCGTGTACGAACCAGGGATCCATCAGGACCACCACCGCCCAGATCCAATGGCGTAGATCGCAATACAAGCTGCTGCGATGCCGAGCAGGAGGAGGATGAGCTTGGCGGTGCGCTTGCTCATAGCGCCCCTGCCTGCCCAAGTTCGATTATCGTGACCAGGGCGAAGAGGACGAGGGCGCCGGCGGTGAGGATCGCCAAGGCGACGAGCTGATTCCGAGTCGGATCAGGCATCGACGCCCCCTACCTGCTGTTCAACCAGAAGGCACCAGGCCATCAACTGGAAGATGGGTCGAATTGTCCACGTGAAGACGACAGCGGCGAGCGGGTTCATGCTGCCACCTGCTTGGGAAAGCGAGGATCCTTCAGCCGACGCCTGTACGGCAGGTCATAGCCAAGCTTGCGAAGCTGATGAAACTCAACTGAAACGCGTTCGAAGCTCCAATCCAGTCGCGCGGCTATCTCTTTGACCGTGAGGCCCTGCGCCCACCACTCGACGATCTTTCTCGCGCGGTTGTCGACCCGCTCGGCAAGGTGAAGCTGGTGGCAGGTGATGCAGCGATGGGCCCCCCTCCATTTGGAGCCTTGGCCGAGGTCGACTCCACAGTCCTCGCATGCAGAGCGACCGACCGTTTCCGCACATCGGCGCCGGCGCTCGCGTTCGGCCAGCACGCGACACTCCTCACCGCAGTACTTGGTCTTGTGGTGGGTCGGCCGGAACGCGTTCTCGCACCACGCGCAATTCATCTCGCGCGTCATGCCGCACTCGCTTCGTCAACCACCAGCGCGTAGTAGTGCTCAAGCGCACCGCGGCGGGCGACCGAGTCCACCAGCCTGATTAAGCCGGCCTTACCCAGCTCTTTGACGTGGTAGCAGACGTTCCCCAACGGTTCCTGCAGCTCGAAGGCCAACTCGTTCGGAGACATCGCCCGACCGTTGTCGATCGTCAGTAGGTCCAAGATCCCGACTCGGGTCTTGTGGATTGAGGCTCGGGCGACCTTCTCCCAGTTGATCTGCAGAATGCCGCGGCTGCCGCGAATGATCGTTCGCGTCAT